AGCTTTATGATCTGCTTCATTGACATTACCATTCACTCTTTCTTTCATGGCTGTATTGGGGCACAGCGCGCTGTGCCCCTGCGGAATGTCACACCCCCGCAACCCCGGCATTCCCGGCATAATCGGGCTGAGGGGATGCAAAAGCCTTCCCTGACCTGGCCATGTACTCCAGGTGCTCCTGCACGTGCCGCTCGAGCAGCAGTTCCACTTCGGGATGCCGGGCCGCGATCTGCTCCACCTCGTAGAGCTTGCGGTGGTGATTGTGGAGTCTCAGGTGCACCTCGTGGTTGTCGAAGGGACGCACGCGAACCAGCCTCCCCTCCACCATGGCCTTGTTCTCGCGCTGGGCGTTGGACTCATCCAGCCTGTCGTCGCTGTAGATGTCCTCCACGATGGTGTCCTCCAGCATCTTGAGAACCTTTTTCCGCACATCAGGCTCTGAGGGCGGGCCGTAGAGCCCGAGGCGATAGCGGTCCTTGATCTCCTGGTGCCGCGTGACCTTGAGTTGGGGCAGGGCGGAGCCGATGTTGACGAACACATCGTGGTTTCCCCTGAGGTCGGCTCCGATGAAGTCCCGCACGTCGGGCCGCCGCTCGTTGCCCGCCACTTTGAGGGTCCGCGTCTCGGTGTAGTGCTGCTCCACGATCTCCAGCATCCGCTTTCCCACCTGGGAGAGGGCGTGGGTGATATCGGTAAAGATCGCCCCCAGGGTGGTCTCGTCCTGCTCGATGAGCTGCTCGATGGCGATCCCGGAGCGCACTCCCACCGGTGCGAAAGCCTGGGAGACCTCGTGCTGGCTCCAGATGTCCATCATTGTCTCGCGGATATTTTCCAGCTCTTTCCACACGTCCGAGGGCAGCGGGTGCAACTGCATCTGGAACGGCGGCCCGCCCATCGGGTTGTACTGGATAATCTCGGCGTGCTCCGAGGTGAACGCGCTCTTGCGCACCTCTGCCGTGGTGGGGATGAGGATCTTCCCCTTTTTCATGGTCTCTCTATGCTCTATGACCTGGGAGAGTATCTTGTTCCATTCTTTCTGCAGGGGAATGGCGCTCACGATGGGCGACTCCCCCCAGAACCGCCCTGGGAGGCGAATGCGGCGGATGCGCACCAGGTCGTATCGGCCGAAGGGCAGGGAGGCATTCCTTAAAAGCACGCCGTTGGCCGCGGTGATCAAACGGCCTCCGGGGTACCGGGCCGAGGGGCGCTCCCGCATTTCCTTCACCACCGCGTATTGTGCCGCGTCGTTGGTGGTTGCGCCGGAGAGCCGTTCCCGGCCCAACAGATACCCCGGGTGCCCTGTGGCGGGGCCTGGTGTAACGTCCTCTGCGCCGACCTTTTCTCCGGCTGCGGGATAATCCGTGCGGATATCTTCCAGCGTGCGCACCCTGGCATTGATTATCCAGGGCTGCCCCTCCAGATCAACACAACGGGCACTGGCAGGAAAAACCTCGAAGGGGCTCAGCACCTGGCAGTTCACCTCTCCCAGGTTGAATTCGTCCACCGTCGGCAGTCCCGTCTCATCCAATATCGGACTCTCCACCAATTCCTCACCCGTCCGGTTCCCCTGCTCGTCCAATACCGGGATACTCACCGTTTCCATCCGGGGTTTCCGGATGCGCTCCCCGGCGCGGGGGTCCCACCCCACCTGGAAGAAAACCGTGCCCACCCCTGCCAGCCACTCCCGGGCCTCCAGGTATTTGCGTCCCATGTCCAGGGACCTCCACAGGTACTGGAGCACCATCTCAGCCACACGGGCCGCCGAGACATCCTCGTCGTCGTTGGTGTTCTGCACCACGTTGAAAATAGGGTCGTTGCGGCCCAGTCTGGCCACCTCGCGGTTCCAGTACGGCAGGATAATGTTGCTCACATGGCGAACCCGGTGGGGCACCGGCCGCAGCTCCTCCAGCCGCTGGGTGGCCCGGTTCCAGAATGCGTAGTGATGCCCCTCCAGAAAGGCCAGGTTCAGATGCCACTGCTGTTCATAGGGAAGCCGCTCTTGCCTGGCCCGGTGGAATCTCTCCTCCACCAGTGCCACCAGCTCTTTTTCCGTGGGTGTGCCTTCTTTGCTTTTCATCATTTTAATTTCTCTTTTTTACGCGGCACGGTCATCATGCCCATGATGGCCATGCCAGGGTTTCAGATCACAGCTTAATACTACTTTTACTCGGCCGGGATATGTTGCACCGTTCCGGCTATGCCGTCATCTTCCAGGGGGTCATACTCCTCCTCTACCGCAGCCTCGGGCGTCTGCTGACCCGGCGTTGACAGGCAGAAACGGGTATAATCCACCGCCATGATGCGATCCAGCAGCCGGGCGCGTTCCCGGGCCCATCCCCTGCGCTCCCCGGCGGCTCGCTCCCGCTCGCGGACCAGAAGGCCCAGAAGACACAGCCCGATAACAGACAATGAGCCAATCGCCACAATCATAGCTTCCTGCATTAGATAATCCCTCCCATATGATCATCCATCACCCCGACTTTCTGAGCGGCAAGCTCATCGGGGTGCCCTCGAGCTTTTTGCTGCAGAGTAAGATATTCGGGTTTTTCCTTTTCCAGGGGGCCGGGTCGGCTAGCCAAAAAATACCGAAGGGCATCCAGCGCGTGGTCGTCCACGCCCAGAGGCTCCTCCGGCTGGTTCCTGGCCCCCATCTCCGCGCTCTGGAGTTGCCTCCACCGATACCGGGGAAACTCTCGGATAAGGTTCTCGCATGAGCCGAAAACGAAAAGCCTCGGAGATCCCTTCTCCCCCGTCAGGGGATGAATGCGCTCCGGGTCCACCCGCAGGTATTCACCCACACGGTTGATTCCAGCCCTGAGTCCGTTGGCGGCGGGCACGGTATCGATCCCGTGATCCAGGTACTCGGCCACCACAGCAATGTACCCCTTTTCCAGGAGGTTCAAAGAAATTACAAAACATCGATGTTTACATGATTCTCGAAAAACGTCGGGGTAAAATCCGGAGTAAATTATTACGATTTTGCAGCGTTTTGAAAATGTTTTTACCCCGGATTTTACCCCAAAGGTGATTGCGAATGAGGCCACGATATAACTCCGAAAAGATGATTAAAGAGCAGGGAGGAATTATCAAGCAGACAAGCACATCCCAGCCAAACAGATGTGGAATTTGCGGTGGACCCATTCTGACGGCATCCATCTGGACGGCAGAAAGGGGGTATGTGCATATAAACGAAAAGGATTGCCTGAAACAGAAGTACAAGGTTTTGGATGAAGACGACGGGTATTGCGATTGAGCCGCCGCGTGCTTGAAATCCATAGGAGGTATGCGAGCCATTGATGGTGTGAAACCCAAAAATATGGTGCGAGCCACTGCGATTTTGAAATCCAGAAGCGATGCGACCAATATGGAAAAACCCAAAAAACCACGAAAATCAGGACCCCATCAGCTAGATAGTAGAAAAGCTCTTTTCCGCCGAACGGAGAAGACAAAACGAAGGTGCTTGAAATGCAACCGGATATTTCTGTCCGAAGGAAAGCATAACCGGTTGTGCATTAGGTGTATCGATTGGAATCGGCATGTAATTACAGGGGAAGAATATGGAGGGTTGATCTAAAAAAAAGGGGGGGAAGGGGGACTATAGGGGGATAGGGGGGGAATATAATAATAAGAGTATATATATAAGTAATTTATAAGTAAGGGAAAAACCGGAACCAGGTAATTTCTAACTCATTGAATTTATAGGAGGTATTGGTTGTTACACAAATTTAAAAGAGATTCAAGATATAGCAGAAACGGTAAGGGAGTCCGGATGGCATACGATAGAATCGCTTCGTCATACGATCTCCATTATCGAGACAATTTCTCAGTTGCAGAAAACGCTGTTATCAAACAATATCTTGCCAGAAAGGGTTTTACCAATGGTAGGGTCCTGGATTTGGGATGTGGAACCGGCCTGTTGATAACAATGTTCAATATCCCTCCGACCTATTACGCCGGCCTGGATGTTTCAGAAGGGATGTTGACCGTGGCTCGGAGGAAGTTTCCGAATCATCACTTCGTGCAGGCGAGTATGGATAACATCCCTTTTGGAGATGCGGAATTCGACCGGGTGATATGTCTGTTCGGCGGTATAAGCTATGTGAAATCGCATCATCTCAGCGCTACGATCCGTGAGATATTTCGAGTCCTGCGTGCCGGCGGAAGGCTGTTTATCATGGCGTATGGGAAAGCTCATTACTGCAAAAAAGAAGATTATATTTTACATGATCAGAAAATAGAGAGGCATCTTTTCACGAACAGAGAATTATTTGACCTGGTTTTTCCTTTATTCCCAGTATCAAAGGTCATTGGGATGAATTCAGCGGTTGAGTTATATCGTCGGGCTTCTCTATCAATTAAATCCTTAATGTTTCTTATGCAAGCCGAGATTGATACTGTGGGCCATGAGATACCGGATTTTTGCCAATATCAAATAGCGATAGGAGAAAAGATAATTGGGGAAACGAGTTTTAAACATTAACGTATTTGATGCTGCAATAGACAGGTTGATCAGGTTATATCGAGACGGCCATAGGGTCGTTGTTTCTTTTTCCGCAGGTAAAGACTCCGGAATATGCTTGGAGCTTGCCATTATAGCAGCCAGTGTAATGGAAAAGCTTCCAGTGGATGTAGTCATGCGGGATGAGGAGATCATGTATCCAGGAACATTCGAGTATGCTGAAAGAATGGCGAAACGCCCGGAAGTGAAATTTCACTGGATGATAGCCAATCAACCTGTAGTTAATTGTTTTAACCGTAAACAACCGTACTTTTGGGTGTTTGATCCTCTCCTAAAACCGGAGCAATGGGTCCGTCAGCCGCCGGATTTCGCAGTCCATATCGAAGAGAAATGTATTGAGGGAATGATTACAAAAGAGCGGTTTCCCCCCGATCCTGGAAAAGAGCTTATAACTATTATCGGACTTCGGACTCAGGAAAGTATGCTGAGAAGATTAGGGGTTTTCTCTTCTCAGGGATACATTACAAAATCTAACCGATACGGCTGCCGATATGCCCGGCCTATCTATGACTGGTCTGATGGAGATGTATGGAAAGCGGTTTGGGATAACAAATGGGACTACAATGAGGCTTACGATGTTATGCACCGCCTAGGGGTTCATAGAAACAGGCTCAGGATCGCTCCCCCGACCCTGACAGCTGCAGGAATCGATGAGTTGAAAATAGCCTCCCAGGCATGGCCGAAGTGGTTCGACAAGGTTTGCGAACGGCTCCCTGGAGTGAGAACGGCAGCCATGTTCGGACGGCGGGCCGTAGAACCGAATCGAAGGCTCGGGGAGACCTGGGAGCAAGTCTTTAAGCGCGAATGCTTGGAAGAAGCACCGGATTGGATCAGGGAGAGGGCTCAAAGAGTTATGGGAAGAGCATTGCAGGAGCATAATCGGCATTCTACCCATCCCTTTCCGCAAAGCGATAAATGTAATAGATGCCAAATGATTGGTTCCTGGAAGCATCTGGCAAAGATCATGTATATGGGAGATCCTTTCGCGATGAAAACGAGCGGGGGTTCTGGAAGGCTAACAGCTATTGAACCCGAATTTTTCAGACCAGGAGCAGGAACATGGGGAGGGAAACCAACATGGTGAAACCGAAAAAAAGAGAAATACAAAGAGTTAGAAATTATATCGCATCCGTACATTGGAAATTCGCCAAGACTTACGCAAAAACATGGCCTCACGAATATACGGTAAAGGACTGGAACCCTGATAAAAAAAAAGAATTTGAATTTTTTGTCATGTTTATTCGAGAGTATGGTTATCCTGAGATGTTTTTCAGAAAACACCATATTTACTATAACTTAGATGGATATAAATACTGGACAATGGGAGCACCGTTGGAGCAAACCATCATCATAAACAGGGTAGTATTAGAGGAGGTAAGATGAAAGATAAAGGCCGTAAAGCAATTGAGAAAAAGAACCAGGTACTGGAGAAATTGAGTATTGAGTATGTCCCTGTAAATTCCATTCAACCGAACAAGTACAATCCTAATCGCCAGAGTGAACATGATTTTGAGCTTCTCTTAAGGTCCATGCGCGAAGATGGATTTACTCAGCCTATTGTCTGTCAAAAAAAGACGAGAGAGATCGTAGATGGGGAGCATCGATGGCGCGCAGCGATGGAATTAGGATTCAAAGAAATCCCGGTGGTTTTTGTGGATATGACGCCGGAGCAAATGAGGATTTCCACACTCCGGCATAACCGGGCCAGAGGTTCGGAGGATATTGAACTATCGGCACAGGTCTTAAGAGACCTTCAGCAGTTAGGAGCACTTGACTGGGCTCAGGATTCGCTGATGATAACGGATACGGAACTGAACCGTCTCCTGGAAGATATTTCAGCACCTGAAGCCCTTGCTGGAGAGGAATTCTCGCAAGCCTGGCTACCGGATAACGTAAATCAAGAGGATATAGAGGGGATCGAATCAAGAACGGTATCCGATGTATCCAGCGAATCGACAGTTGAAACTTTCATGTCTAAAGATGCAATCATGAAAGCCAGGGAGCGGGAAAAGCAAATCAAAGAAGCCAAAACCCTGGAAGAACGTGAGATGGCTCAAAAAGATCGATCCCTTTACCGGATTTCACTTATTTTTTCAGGGGACGAGGCGGATATGGTTAAATCCGTATTAGGAAAGGCTCCTGCGGATAAAATCCTAACGTGGTGCAAACAAGAATATAAGGCGAAGAATAATTAATGGAACCCTGGGAACGACAAAAGGGAGAGCGGTCAAGAGCTTATAGCGCATTCGTATATTACCGCGATATGGGCCCCAAACGAAGCCTTAAAAAAATGGCTACTGAAACAGGTCGGTCTCTTTTCCCTTTACAGCGATTTTCAAAAAAATACAACTGGGTAGCCCGTGCAACCGCCTGGGATGAAGAAGTAGATCGTCGCCGGCGGGAAGCGCAGATAAAAGAAATTGAAGAAATGAGCAAACGCCAAGCCCAGCAGGCTCAAGCGATAAACCAAGCTATCATGATTCCGGTGATGGCCTTCTTGGAACGCTTGAAAAAGTCTCAGAGGGAAAAAGGCGCTGAAGCAATAGACAGCTTGATGAATATGCTGGGAACATCTGATTTGCTCGATCTGGTTATTAAGATAGGTCATGTCTGGCCTCATATAATGAGGGCCGAACGGCTTGCACGAGGAGAATCCACGGAAGCCGTCGAACAAAAAGTATCTGCAAAAATACGGGTAGTGGAGGAAGAGATTGCCTTTCAACGTCTTATCAGAGACGAGGATAGCAGGCAGTTGCTATGCGAAGTTTACAGACGAATTGTTGAGTGCGAGGATGATGCCCGCAGGACTGGCTCGTTTAGCCAGTCGGAAAACATGGCAACTTCCGAGGCATCTATCAGCACTGAATAACTTTTTACTGGCAGCATCTGAAGGGATAATCAAGAGGTTAATGATCTTTATACCTCCAAGGCACGGGAAATCGGAGTTCATATCCAAATACTTCCCGGCCTGGTATATCGGTAAATATCCTGATCGCAGGATTATCCTTACAAGTTATGAAGCGGCTATTGCATCATCCTGGGGCCGGAAGGCCAGGGATATTCTTTTAGAGTATGGAGAGCAAGTATTCGACATGAAGGTTACCCAGGATGTAAAAGCCTCGAACTGGTGGGAAACTCGAAACGGCGGCGGTATGATGACAGCGGGTTCTTTAGGGCCTATTACCGGTAAGGGAGCCAATTTATTCATTATTGATGACCCCATCAAGAATTTCCAGGAAGCATTAAGTTCCACGCATCGGGAAAACCTTTGGGAATGGTATAGATCAACAGCGTATACGCGGCTGGAACCTGGTGCTTCCCTGATAATTGCGATGGCAAGGTGGGATCGTGATGATATCGCAGGAAGGATTTTAAAAGAAATCGGTGATAATTGGGTGATATTGAAGTTACCGGCTATCGCTACAAGGCATGAAAAAGAGACCGGACGTAAACCCGGAGATCCGCTTTGGCCCGAAAGGTTCCCACTTCAAACTCTTAACGAAATTAAAAATCAGGTGCAAACGTATTGGTGGGAAGCATTATATCAACAAAGCCCGCTTGAGCGAAGGGGAACAGGGATTTTTCAGCCCCAATGGTTTGAAATCATTGACCCTGGCAATGTATCAACCAGCTTGACCAAGGTCCGTTATTGGGATTTAGCAGCGACACCGGCAAGCGATGGGGAGGACCCTGATTGGACCGTAGGGGTACTAATGGGTATCAGGAATAATATCTATTATGTACTGGATATTCGGAGAGACAGAAATACTCCGGCACGGATAGAAGCTTTAGTAAGAAAAACAGCGGAAATAGACGGTACATCTGTACGTATTTTTATGGAGCAGGAACCCGGAGCAAGCGGTGTCAATACTATCGATCATTACAGACGTAATATTCTGCAAGGATTCAGTTTCCGGGGAGATAAAGTATCAGGCTCGAAAATATTAAGAGCTATGCCGTTCAGCGCAGCAGCCGAAGCTGGACGGATTAAATTAGTCAAAGCTTCTTGGAATAAAGATTTTCTTGAGGAATTAACCAATTTCTCAGGAAACGAGACTGAACATGATGATCAGGTTGATGCTGCTTGCGGTGCTTTTGAAAAACTATCAACTCCGAAAAATCTATTTGTATGGGGGAGATAATTTTGACTGAAGAACTACTCAGGGGATGGAAAAAAATAGCACGATACATGGGTGTATCAGAATCCAAAGCAAGACGATGGCGGCGGGAAATGATTAACGATCGAGTAATACGTTGCATGCTCGAAGGACGGCCTCCGCGGAGAATATATCATGCGTTTGGCTCCGATTTGAAAGAATTTATTAAGAAAAAATGTATTTTATGAAAAAAATAGCAGGGTTATAACTGCACATATAATCATCATATATGATTTCCTTCCTATAACTATCTTAAAACCATCCTTATGACCACTCTAATTATCGTTTTATAAAATCCAGTTAAGCCATATATAATTAGAATAAAAGGGTTCTGCCTGATGTACTGATCAGCATCACGCAGCTAAGAAACAAGGGCGGCTGGTGGGAGCCCACCCTCCATCAGTCGCTTTTTGTTTGCCCTGGAGTCGATTATGGCTTTAAGTAACGCGGAAAGACAACGTAAATATAGAGAAAAACGCCGTAGCGCGGAAAGCCAGAAATTAGTCGTTCTGGCCTCAGAACTCGTAAGCAGGGCTACCCTTGCTCAAAAACTGGGCCAGAGCTATGGGACCGCCAGGGATATTTACACTGCGCTAGGATATCCTAAAATCCTAACCTTCGATCATTACTATTCTCGATATAAACGGCAAGATATTGCAAAACGAATAGTAAACATGCCAGCTATAGCAACATGGCGCGGGAAACCGGTCATCACGGAAAACGTGGACAAAGAGACGGAATTTGAAAACGCATGGGCGAAGCTGGTCAAATCATTGAATGTCTATCATTACCTGACGCGGGTAGATAAGATCGCCGGTATCGGGCAATACGCGGTTTTGCTGATGGGTTTTGATGACGGGCATCCGTTGAATCAGCCCGTAGAAAAAGCAACGAAAGTGCTTTACTTACGCCCGTACAATGAAAACCATGCGCAGATAAATACCTGGATACTGGATACAAAAAATGAACGATACGGATTACCGGAGACATACAGAATAACAATATCCGCGGGAAACAAATCTAACAGTGTAAGCCAGGTAGTTCATCATTCACGTGTCTTACATGTGGCGGAAGGTCTTGATGAGGATGATATTTACGGTACACCCCGCTTGCAAGCAGTCTATAACAGATTGCAAGACCTGGAATTAATAGTTGGGGGTTCAGCAGAAATGTTCTGGCGCGGGGCTTTCCCAGGATATGGATTCAAGGCCTCTGCGGATGCTAATATTGATCCGCAGGCTATGAGCGCGCTTGCGGATGAAATTGACGAATACATGCACGGACTCAAAAGATACCTGAGACTCCAGGGGATTGACATAGAAAACCTAGCTATGCAGGTGGCTGATCCATCGAATCACGTTGAAGTTCAATTAAAGCTTATATCGGGAGCCACAGGTATTCCAGTGCGTATTTTGACTGGCTCTGAGAGAGGTGAATTGGCCTCATCGCAAGATGAGACCAACTGGAACGCAAGGATAGACGAAAGACGGAAGGATTTTGCAGAACCAAGGATTCTGAGGCCATTCATCGACCGGTTGATCGAGATCGGTATTCTTCCAGAGCCAAAGGAAGGCTATACCGTAGAATGGCCCGATATATTCGCCTTGAATGAGGAGACAAAGGCTAAAATCGGGGAGATCAAAACCCGATCACTGGCAGCTTATGTTAATGCTCCTGGTGCCGATATGATGGTACCGATAGAAATCTTCCTCGAAGAAGTCTTGGGGTTTGAGCGGGAAAAGATAGATAAGATCAGAGAAGTTGCTGAAAAAGAACTCCGCGAAGAGGCCGAAGAGGAAGAAACGGAAAACGAGAGCCGCAATTACAATAATGGCAACCGCACTTAAAATACCTTTGACTTTCAATGAGATTTCAAACGCGGACCCGACCTATACACGTATGATCCGTAGAGCATTCGTGGCAGAAGTTAACAAGCGCTTTAGGCGACTTAAGGGTGCCATTCGCAAGGCTATCGTGGATCAAGATTGCTTCGGGCTGCAATCGCCATCCTTGATCGCGATGGACGTTGCGCTTTCCCTGCCACGGGAGAGACAGTTCGCATTTACACGGTCAGCTGATAAAGTCCAGGCATTCATGGACTGGCTGGACGAAGCAGAAAAAGCTGAAATTCTAGAAGTTGTGATCCGCCCAGGAATACGGCCTGGTGTGGAAGGTGCTTGGACGGATAGGTTCATACGTTCGGCTTACCAGAGAGGTATCGCTAGGGCCCGGACTGAACTTAGAAATGCTGGGAGGACAGATATTCCATCGTTTGAGCAAATTCCGGGCGGGATAAGCGCAGTTTTCAACCAGCCGTTCCATGCTGATAGAGTGGGGCTTCTGTATACCCGTTGTTTCAGCGAACTCAAGGGCATTGATCAGGCAATGGATCAGGCCATATCACGTTCTTTGGCTGAAAGCATTGCGGAGGGCAGGAACCCCAGACAGATAGCCCGGATATTGAATAAGCGTGTTGATGCAATCGGGATCACCCGGGCCAGAACAATGGCCCGTACTGAGGTGATAAGAGCGCATCATGTAGCAAGCATTCAAGAATATAGACATGCAGGGGTTGAGGATGTCACGGTAATCGTTGAATGGCTCACCGCCGGATACAACGTCTGCCCGGTATGCCAGGAACTCGAGGGACGTACGTTCACCTTGGACGAGATTGAGCCGATGATTCCCAGGCACCCGAACTGTCGGTGCGCAAGCATACCTGCGGGTGTGGGGGAATGGCCTCATGAATTCCTCAGGCCGGAGAAGGAGACAGCTAGGGAACGGGCTGCAAAAAAGGCGGCAGAAACAAGGAAAAGAAAAGCTAAGCTTAAAGCCGTTCCTCCAAAAGCGAAGGAACCAGATATAGGTCTTGCCGATGATATTGTAAACCGCCTCGAATACCAGCCAGGAACGCAATTAGGAAGCAATCCTGGCGGGATGTATAAAGACCCGCAAACCGGCAAGCAATATTATATCAAGTTCTACGCTGATCCCGATCAGGCCCGGACGGAATGGGCTGTCAACCGGATATATAATGAGTGGGGGATAGAAACCCCGAAGTCCTATCTAAACGAAATGCCAAGGTTGGGAGGAGAGACCAAAGCGCTGGCACACGTTACTGAATGGGAAAAGAATTTGACACGGGTAGACTGGACACCAAGAAACATCAAAAAATATTCAAAAGAACTGGCAAAGATTCATCAAGCATCAGCGATGGTGGCTAACTGGGACGTGGTAGGACTTGAGTTCGACAACCTAGTACTAAACAAAAAGACCAAGAAACTATTCGTGATAGATTCCGGCGGTTCCCTTAGATTCCGGGCACAGGGAGCGTCAAAACCGTTTACCGGAACACCGGAGGAAATCAAGAGCCTGCTTAATACTCGATATCCAGCCGGAAAGGTTTTTTCCAAGGTCTATGAGATGGATGTTTTCCTGGAAGAAGATGGTGCAAGGGGAATATGGCAGGCCTGGAATAAAAGGACCTTTGATAACATCCTTATCCAAAGCGGAATTAAGAATGCAAAAGAATTATCCGAAGCACTCGCCCAGCGTATAGAATATATGATTGACCGTTATAACCTGGATGGTAGACATAATGTCTTTGGTCCCGAACAGGGTAAATGGATAGCTAAGTTTAGGAAGTTGAAAGGTGGAGAGCGATGGCCTGATATAAAGATAGGTGAATATGGCTCAGTATATACGGTTGAAGGGCGAAATGAAATGAGGTTACTTGCGAAAAGTTTACTTGAAAAAGAGTTAAAACGCGAATTAAGTACCGATAAAATGCAAAGATTACAGTATCTTTTTAACAGTGAATGGTCAAGTTCGAGCCAGAGCAGAGGCGGTATGGTGCTGAAATACTGGGCGAAACATATCAAAGGGATCGGCGGTAGTATTTACCCTCATCAGGAAATAACCTCATTAAAGGAAATGTATGAAGCATATGCAGCCCTTTACGGGGGTCTTGATAATTTTCATAAAGCTTTACAGATTGAATACGAATTTAACCAATACATCTTGAGACGGCTGCATGGCTATGATAAATTCAAATTATGGCGCGGATGCGGTTTAAATGAAATGAGGATAGCGGCTCCTGGATTGCGTAATGGAGAGGTTGGTAATTATATGAACGGTAATCCCGTAATCTCTTCTTCAGCTAGAAGGAGTAAGGGTTTTATTTTCGGGAGCACTACAATTGAAATAGACGCGAGGATAGAAGATGTGTTAAAAGTCTATTATCAGGGTAGCAAGTGGATGCACTATGGCCCAAGTGAAGCAGAATATATTCTTATAGGAAACAGGTGGGGAAGACAGGTAAGAAGAATACGATGACGATACCAACAGATAAACAGTTAGAAAAATATAGAACACGGTTTGAATCCATCCGTATAGACTGGGATGAAGTCAAAGGTACATGGGCTAAACGCTTCCTGATATGGAAGCATTTTAAAGACTTTGGTCCTGGAACCGCTGTCATGATGTCGGGAATGAATAAAGAACAACAAAATGAAATGCGCAGCATCCTACCAGAATTATTCGATCTAGTAATAGATGCTTTTTCCGGGGTAACTAGAGAGGATTTAGATAATTTTTACGATAACATGCCCTGGGAGGATTAATGCTGTATTTATCATAACAATTAAAAATTAATTTACAATCAACAAAAGCCGGGTTTTCCAGGGGGTTCTACCCGGCTCCCCCTGGTACCCGGCTTTTTTGTTGAGATACAGGAATCAAAAAATGCGCTTGATAAGGGCATTACAGGCGATCTTGAAAACAATATGGAAATTTATAAGCTGTGTTCATCTCTGCTACTCGTATGATCTTGAACGCAAAAGTAATGATACCAAGAAATGATAGGAGGGGTGTTAATGCCCTGGAAAAAAAAGGACGTTGACCGTTTCAAGAAAGGTCTTACCGATAGGCAAAAGGAGCAATGGGTCGAAATAGCGAATGATGTGCTCAGGCGATGTAAGGCCGATGGCGGTAACGAGAAAGAATGCGAAGCCAAGGCCATAAGACAAGCAAACGGCGTTGTGGGAAATATGAAAGCAAACTCGTTTAAAACATGTGCCAGTTCTATTCTTAGACATGAATGGTGGGAAGGAAAATATTACGCCGTAGCCCCTGTAGTGGCGCTAGTAGAGGGCGTGCATAACGGATTTCTCTACCCCCTAGATGAAATATCCAAATTTGTACCGGCGTGGAACGGCGTTCCGGTTCCTGTATTCCATCCGGAGGACGATTTCGGGCCTATCAGTTGCAACGATCCCCAGATCATTCAGAAGCAATCCATAGGACGATTTTTTAACGCTTACATGGAGGACGGAAAACTCAAGGGCGAAATATGGATCGATGTTGAAAAAGCCCAGAGGATAGCACCTGAAGTTATGGAATATCTCCAATCGGGAAAACGATTAGAAGTATCTACCGCTCTATGGAGCGATCATGAAGCGATTACCGGGGACTGGAACGGTGAGCCATACGAGGCGATATTTAGAAATATCCGGCCCGATCATTTAGCTTTACTTCCGGGCGGACAGGGGGCTTGTAGTTGGGAGGATGGATGCGGCGTAAGAATAAACCAGGGAGGAAACAATGACATGGAAAGTAACGTGAAAGGCAGAGCTAGAACTCCCGAATACAAGGGAATCGAAAATATATCCTGGGCTAACGTTACTAAGACGTTCGCTGCCTATCGGGATGGATATTATAAACACGGCGGAGAAAAACCTTCTGACAAAGATGATATTCCTAGTCGAATCCAGGATGCACCGGCAGCCATGAAGCGCTGGATCGCGTCAAAAACGCTTTTAGGCGATGCTGGAGCGGATAACGAGCGCGATCTTATCTTTTTTCCTGTGGTGAACCCCTCGACAAACAAGCTGAATGAGGGCGCATTGCGGGCTGTGCTTGGTGGCAGAGCGGCTCAGGCGGACATCCCGGAAGCTGCGAAGGAATCGGCCCGCGCCAAGGCTCGAAGCCTTTTGAATAAGGAATTTGATGCAGGGCTGGAAACAAGCGAAAAAAGCGGTATCAGGCATTGGTTCAAGGGGCTTGCGGAAGCGCTTGGCTTCAATATTCAAGAGCCAAGCCATGAGGATATCAGGGTAAAGCTCCAACAGGCTATCGACGGGCTGGATCAGGCTCCGGTGACTATGCCTGCACTGGTGCATTATGTGAAAGAAGTCTACGACGACTATTTCATTTATGCGCAGGATGGTCCCGATGGACAGAAACTTTTCAAGCGTGGTTATTCTATCGATGATAACGGGCAGATTAAACTAAAAGACAAGATTGATGAGGTCAGGCAGGAAACCCGCTATGTTCCTGTTGGAAACGAACAAAAAAATATGGAGGTAAATAAAATGAATAAAGTCAAAGAACTTGTAGATGCTCTCATTACCAATGATAATACACGGTTTGTAGAGTGCGACCGTGGATGGCTTGAGTCGTTGGGTGAGGAGCAATTGACAAAACTGCAACCGGTAGAGCCGAAGGCGAACGAGAAAAAACCTAAGGATGAAGACAATGAGAAGCCCAAAACTAACGAAGACACCCATGATGACAAGCCGGATACCCATGAAAAATCCGAGCACGGTGTTCCGACGTTTGAGCAGTTCATCGCCAATGCCCCTGCCGATTATCGCGAGATGATTGAAAGCGGGGTAAGGATGCATAAGGAACGAAAAGCTGAGCTGGTAAAGAGGTTGTTAGCCAACAAGCGCAACCGGTTCACTGAGGAACAGCTTTCATCGAAAAGTATTGAAGAATTGGATAACCTTGCTGTGCTTGCACAGGTGGAGGTTGATTACAGCGGTAATGCCGGGGCTCCGAGTGAACAGTTCAAGCCAAATGAACGAAAACCGGATGGTACCGGTGTTCCCGATCCCCCGGTTCCCCAGTGGAATAAATAATACACGAAGGACTAAACCTTAATAACGGAGGTAACAATAATGGCTCACAAAACTATAGTTCTAAAGGGCGATCCCCTGCAAAAAGAAAAGGTAGCGGCGGGAACCATTACGCCGGGGGATCTGATCGAGCGAACAAGTGCCGGTAAGGTGCAGCGGCATTCCACGAAAGGTGGTGATGCTTTCCCGATCATGTTTGCTATCGAGGATTCTCTACAGGGTAACGAGATTGGAGATAATTATAGTACTGGTGATCAGGTGCAGTTCGTCTGCCCGCGTCCCGGCGATGAAATCTATGCTTATCTGGCTCAGGGTGAAAATGTCAGCATCGGTGACCCGCTGGAAAGCGATGGTGATGGTAAACTACGGAAACACACTACAAAGACGGTGGCTGCCAGTAGCGCTCAGGAACTTTCCGAAACCATTTACTCCCAACCAGTCGTGGGTATAGCGCTGGAAGCACTCGATTTGTCTACTTCCGCAGATAGCGATACAAGGATAAAAATCGAGATCGTATAAGGAGTATATAACTTAACTAATAATGGGGTCCGGCCAGGATAAGGCCAAATCCGGTGCCGGTATAAAAACAAGAGAGGGCAGTCTAGGTGCCTAGACCACTTAGACTGCCCTTTTTCTTTGCCCCGATAGGAGGATAACAAATGAACGATTTCTTTGCCAAAGGAAAAGCGGTAGGAAGCGTAGCGAAAAAGCTTCTTGCATGCGGGTTCAATGTCAATGCCTTAAGAACAAACGATACGTTACTCTATGACGAGTGGAAAGAGATTGATAAGGCTGTATTGAAGTCTTATCAACAGCGGCTCGTGGGAGTCGCCGACCTCGAGTCCCGGGGTCTTGTCTACAACATCGGCAACGGTATGGCCAAGACCGTACTTGCCTATCAGGATGCATCCGATACCGAGGTTGCCCAGATGAGCATGGACGGGAAAACCAGGGGACAGCGCGACCGGCCAGAGTTCGATATCAATTATTTACCCCTGCCGATCATCCATAAGGATTTTTCGTTCAGCGCACGTGAAATCCAGGCCTCGCGAAACGGCAACATGCCCCTGGATACGACCATGGCGGAGCTCGCTGCTCGTAAGGTGGCTGAGAAGATCGAAGAGCTTCTATTCGTTGGTTCCGGCAGTTACACCTTCGGAGGCGGGACAATACATGGATATACTACGCACAGTAGCCGAAATACAGGAAGCCTGAACGGCAACTGGGATGATTCTGCTACTAGTGCTGATAATATCCTGGATGATGTGCTCTCCATGAAGCAGGCCCTGATCAATGATCGTTGCTATGGACCGTATATGCTGTATATCCCGACCAATTTTGAAACGGCCATTGAAGAGAATTACAGCGACTCATATCCGGGTTCGATCCGACAACGGCTCATGCAGATCGATAATCTCCTGGGTATTAAGGTGGCTGATAAGCTCACCGCAGACAACGTTGTTATGGTGCAGATGACAAGCGATGTAGTGCGCATGGTCAACGGCCTTGAAATCCAGACCCTGGAGTGGGAAGAGGAAGGCGGCTTGGACCTCAAATTCAAAGTCATGGCCATCAAGGTCCCGCAGATCCGGGCGGATCAGGACGGGCGTTGCGGCGTAGCTCACTGGTCATGATGGTACTGATAGAATGCCGGTAACCAGTCCGGCTTTATCGATATTTTTCAAAATGGAGGCTACCCATGTCCAAATTTAAAGTTAAATCCGGGAAGCATTACCGGAAAGAAAAAGATGGTGTGAAGGTTTATTGCACCGGCGATGTTATCGAGGCGGAAGAGCATGAACTCCGCAACTGCATGGATAAATTCGAACGGCTTGATCCGAAAAAGCCCGAGGAGGCTATGAAGCCGAAAGTGGGCCTTAAAGCTGTGCATCGCGGTGGGGGGAAATACAACGTCATTAATGAGCGCTCAGGCAAGCCCATAAATGACCAACTGCTTTCGAGGGAAGAGGCCGAGCAACTCGCAAACAGGGGCTTTGATGAGAATATAGTTGAAGAACCTGAGGCGGCCGGAGACGTGACAGTCATTGAGGAATGAATTGGAGCGCACCCAAAATATGGCCGGATGCGACCGCATATATCATCGGCGGCGGGCCCAGTGTCAACAGCACGAACCTTGAGCTCATCAAGGGAAAGCACGTCATAGGCGTGAATAACGCCTATCTGCTCGGTGATTGGGTTGATGTTTGCTGGTTCGGGGACTGCCGGTGGTTCGATTGGCATAAAAAGAATCTCAAAAGATTTGCCGGCCTGAAGGTTACGTGCTGCGAACGATGCATCCGGGAACCCGGCATTAATGTGCTTAAACGCAGCACGAAGCGGTGGGGCATCGAAAAAAATCCCAATGCCGTGTCATGGAACTTGAGTTCCGGCGGGAGCGCTATCAACCTGGCGGTACATTTCGGAGCAAAAAGGATCGTGCTTATAGGGTTCGACATGAAACGGGTGCGGGTCGAGGTCGCACCGGGGAAATTTGCAGATAAGGCTAACTGGCATGATGACCATCCTGCACCGGATAAAAATCCTTACGAGCGGTTCCTGAGGCCGTTCAAGATCATCAGGAAGGACCTCGAGGAGCTCGGGATCGAATGTATAAATGCGACACCCGGAAGTGCGCTGACGCTTTTCCCTGTGATGGCTTTGGAGGAGACGTTTAAAGATGGCGCGAACGAAACGCTGGCAATGGCTGGCCAAAATCGTCAGGAAACATAATCTGATGTTTGGCGCTGAGCTAGGCGTCAAAAGTGGGAGAACCTGTATATATCTCCTTGAGCAATTCCCGCGCTTAAGAATGATCGCGGTGGATTGCTGGCAGCCTCAACCCGATAATCCCGGACCTCAGAACTACACCGATGGATGGGATCACATCGCTAATGAACAGCAGTTCAGGCGCCAGGCCGCGCGCTTCAAAGACAGGTTAATCATATTCAAGGGCTTTACGCATCAAATAGCCGGGAAGATACAAGACAGCTCTCTGGATTTCGTGTTCATCGATGCAGACCACGGGTATGAGGCATGTAAGCGGGATATTCTGATGTGGCGGTCGAAAATCAAACCCGGCGGTTTTCTTACAGGCCATGATACCCATTTTGAGGGCGTTCACCGGGCTTTAATGGAACTTTATCCTAGCTATAAAGATACGGGAGTCGATCACGTATGGTACGTAAGACTACCATAAAAGCAGGCAAAGAAATTCTACTCTTGCCCAATGAAAAGCTGATCTTTCTTCTCAGTGCCAAGTGTGGCAGTAGCTCGATACGGCGTATGGCCATGTATAAGCTTGATTATGATAAACCCGGAGACCCAAACCGGGGCCTGCACTATCTTCAAGCTCATGAAGTAAAAAATTATCCGGAGTATTTCAAAATTATGATCACGCGGAATCCTTGGGCAAGGATTGTATCTCTTTACACTGACAAGGTGGTGCGAACGCTTTATAAGTCTTTCAGATTATTTGGGATTAAACGTAAGTGCCCTTTTGGGGAGTTTGTCAGAATCATTTCCCGCGTACCTGATCATAGGACAGACCCGCATTTCATATCGCAATCGATTTTTATTGATCAAGTAAAGCCGCACATCGTTTGCAAGTTAGAAGAAGTGAGGAATTACTGGCATTTTTTACAGCATGCATTGAAAAAGATAAATGATATAGATTTGCCTGATTTGCCTCACTTTAATAAGAAACCACACGGGCCTTACCGGGAATATTATGATGACGAAACCAGGACATTGATTGCTAAACGCTATAGACGCGATGTGGAGCTTTTCAACTATGCATTCTGATATTACCGTAGCCTGCGTTTTTTGGAAGGGCAGGTTCAGGGGCCGTGATTATACGCCGGAGTGGGTAGAGAAACTCAAGAATATGGTCTCACGTAATTTTTCTATACCTCATAGATTTGTATGCTTTTCCAATGTTGAAGTACCGGTTGAGAGGATTCCATTGCGTCATAATCTCCCCGGGTGGTGGAGCAAGCTCGAGCTCTTCGACCCTGACAATAGATTGCGGGGACGAATCCTTTATATTGACCTGGATGTGGTGATTGTCGATGACCTTTCGCCAATCGTGGACTATCCATCAGAATTTGCCATTGTGCCGCATTTCCACCCCTCCATGAAGTCTGGAACGATAATTGGCAACGAGGTGGTCAGATACAACTCATCGGTAATGGTTTGGAACGCGGGCGCTGGGGGAAGGATATGGAAATATTTCAAGCTTAAGGATATGGCTCTTTTCCGAGGCGACCAGGACTGGATAGCCTCTATTATGCCGGACCTTGACACATTTCCGAAGAGATGGGTGACCAAGCTGCGGTTTTGCCCGGATGGCCCGCCGCCGGATGCGAAGGTAATCCTGGTAATGCCTGGAAAAAATGAAAAAGCTGCAAGGCGGTACAGATGGATAAAAGAACTCTGGATTTAACTGTAGTGTGTTTTCTCTGGATCGGGGATCGATGGCATCGATCAGACCTGGGAGTTGAATACGTAAACCGACTTTTCCGGGGAGTGCAGAGGAATATTTCAGCATCTCATCGATTCGTATGTTTCAGCAATATATCAGGGAATTACGAGAATTTGATTGAGGTTCGTCCTTTGAATGCTCCGAGCTGGAAAGGTTGCCTGCCGAAAATAACGGCCTTCGATCCGAAACACGGTTTTCACGGGCATGTGATGGTGATGGATATTGACACAGTCGTAGTCGGCTCCCTGGATGACATTGCGTCTTACAGGGGGGACTTCTGTGTCAGGGCGAAATTCCGGGCGCCGCACCTACCGGACGGCGATCTCGTAGGCTTCAATGCGGAAAAATGCGCATGGATATGGAGCGAATTTGCGGAGAACGTAGACAATGTTGAGAAAATGACTCGGGGACGAGAACGGTTTTTTTATCGTGAATTACCCATCAAGCCCGACATCTGGCAGAGACTTTTCCCTGGCCAGCTTGTGAGTTACAAGAATCACGTGAGGAAGCAAAAAACGCTTCCCGATAATGCGCGACTTGTCTCATGCCATGGTAATCCCAGGCCGCACGAGATCAACGAGTCCTGGGTAAAGGAGCATTGGATATAATCATGGTCTACTGGATCACGGGACGTGCGAAATCCGGCAAGACGACGCTGGCGAAGAGCCTGATCGAGGCTAATAAATTCAAGTCTATCGTATTATTGGATGGGGATGAGGTTAGAGAGCATTTTCCGGGTACCGGCTACTCGGATGAGGAACGATATGAACATATCATGCGCATCGCCCGGTTCGCAGCCATCCTGGAGAAGCAGGGATTTCTCGTAATCATCGCCCTGGTTTCTCCCCGCAAAGCGTGGCGCCAAGAGGCCCGGAAACTGTTTAGGGAATCGAAGCTGATCTATCTCCCCGGCGGCCACCTCTGGGAAGGAACGGTCTATGAAGAGCCGGATGAAGAGGAACTGAGAGATAGCGGAATGGTTTATGAGCGCCATCCGAGTTATTACCGAAGAATCTTATGTACTCTCATGAACGAGGGAGGAGGCGGTGACTGATCCCATTCTGATAACCGGGGCGGCCCGTTCGGGAACATCCATGATCGCCGGCTGTGTATTCCGCTGCGGTGCCTGGGGCGGGAAAATGTCCGGCCCTACACGCTATAACCAACGAGGAATGTACGAAAACTCGGAAATTCGCAATCAGATCGTGAAGCCTTTCCTGAGAAAAATCGGGGTCGATCCTTTGTGCCAGAATCCATTACCGGATATCGTGAAGATTGAAGAGATGGCATACGAAGTCGGGGAGCAATGGGTAGGATGGGTTTTGAGAATCATCAAGCGGCAGGGGTACAAAAAGGGTCCCTGGTTTTATAAGGGAGCTAAAATGTGCCTGCTATGGCCTATCTGGCACGAGATGTTTCCCTTTGCGAAATGGGTCATTGTGCGGAGGAATGCACATGATATTGCTTCGTCATGCCTTAAAACCGGATTCATGCGCGGCCACAAAAATCGTGCAGGCTGGTTATATTGGGTGGCGCAACACGAGAACCGTTTCCGGGAGATGTACGAGGCCGGACTGAAAATCAGGGAAGTGTGGCCGCATAAAGCTATTGTGTATGCCGATTTTTCGGAATTAAGGGGTGTTATCGAGTGGCTCGGTCTCGAATGGAACGAGAAAGAGGTCATGGAATTCATTAGCCCTGCACTGTGGAGCGGGAAGAAACACCAGGCAAACGTAGCTTGAGTATAAGAGTTAGGGGGACGTGGTGGCTAGGGTAACCGATGACGAAGTCAAGGAAATCATCGAAACATCAATAACGACAACGCCGTTTATTACCGTAGCCAATCTGATAGTAACAGAAAGGCTGGCTAATGAAGGACTTGGTGATAGTCTACTCAAGGAAATAGAACGTTGGTTGGCAGCACATTTAGTAGCTATACGCGATCAGAGACCACAAAACGAAAGGATTGGAGATGCGAATATTACTTACCAGGGCCGGAGCGGTTTGGGATTAGATGCTACACAGTATGGCCAGCAGGTTAAAATTTTGGACACTTCCGGTAAGCTTGCTAATCTTGGTAAACGGGTCGCCAGAATAGAGATGATCGACTTCAGTACGGAATAAAGGATAGTAAAAAATATGGATACTAGCAGGTTTTTAAATCAAACTATCACTTATTGGGCTAATCCGTTAACTGATGGATGGGGAGGATATACGTTCGATGATCCCATAGCCATATCAGGCCGCTGGGAGGATAGACAGGAGCTTTTCATTGACGCGGAGGGCCGGGAGGTTAGATCACAAGCGGTGGTCTACCTGAACCAGGACGTGGAACTCGGCGGTTATCTGGCCCTAGGAACGCATACAGACTCTTCGGATACTGATCCGAGGGATGTAAGCGAAGCTCATAAAATACGATCGTTTCAAAAGATTCCCGATGTAAAGGGAAGTACATACGTGAGGAAGGCGTGGCTGTAAATCCTGAAATTAAGGGCCTGGATGAGGTTTTGAAAAATTTAAACCGTGAAATCCAGGCTATCGAGGGGAGGTCAAAAGCGGGTATCAGGCAAGCAGTACTTTTGGTAAGACGCAGATCGCAAATATATACGCCCGTAGATACAGGCAATCTAGTTAATAGTATATATACTGAGGTTTATGATACATCGAAAGGTCCCGTAGGAGAAATCGGTTATACAGCAGCATATGCACCTCGTGTTCATGAAATGATAGGAGCCACTTTCAAAAAGCCAGGTGCGCGGGCAAAGTTTCTTGAAACGGCCTTGAATGAGAGCGTAAAAGATATTTTAAGTACTATTAAAAAGAGAGTAGAGGTGAAATAATGGCGAAAATGGGAAATATAACGATGCAAATTGATAAATATTTTATTCAAACGAGAATCCCTATATGTTTATCTAAGCATTGCAAACACAATATGCTAAGTTTACATGACGTTGCTTTCTGTAATCTTAAAACAATTGAAATTGGAAAAGAGGGGAATTGTTTATCTTTTGAGGAGCGCAAAAAGGATGAACCCTCCCAGTGAAGATATTAAGGATATATTAGAAAGCTCACAGTCAGGCACCGGGCTTGTATTCGGGACTGATCTATTTATCGGGGAGGAGCCGGTATCACCCGACCAGTGCATAACTATCTATGATACAGGCGGGCCGGAACCGCAGGCAGGATATGTCTACGATTATCCTACGGTGCAAGTTAGGATTCGCGGGAATAAAGGAGCGTACAAAGAGACATGGGCGCTTGCTGATACCATCAAAAGCGCTTTGCATGGGCTTCATAATGAATCATGGAACGGGACGAAATATCATGGTATCTGGTGTCAATCCGACATTATTTTTATCGGATATGATGATAATTCACGGCCTGTATTCACCGTGAATTTCAGGATACACAGAAGCGCATAACGTAACGTAACGAAAATTCAATATCGGACCTGGTTTCGGATAGGCCGATCTGAAGCCGGTGCAAAAAAAGGAAAAGGGCAGTCTAGGTACCCATTACTTAGACTGCTCTTTTTTATTAGGAGGATAAAAAAATGGGAAGCGATGGAATTGTTGGCGTTGGAACCTTGTTTAAACGAGGGGGAACTGAAGATTCCAGCTCACAATCTTTTACTACCATTGCAGAAGTGAATTCTATTAGTTGGGGCGGAATGAGCCGTGCAATTATAGATTTCACTAACCTTAACTCTACAGGTGGATACCGGGAGTTCAAGGGTGGTTTCCGGGATGCCGGTGAACTTACTCTGAACATGAATTTTACCCGAGACGGGTACGATCAGATGAAGGATGATTTCGAGTCCGACGACCTTCGGTATTACCAAATCGTTTTACCGGACGATGGACAGACCACATTTGAATTTCTCGGACTCGTGACCGCTATTCCATTCGATATTCCGACCGATGACAAGATCACCGTATCGGTTACCATCAAAGTTAGCGGTCAAGTGACTATGAGTTCATAAAAAGGAGGAACCATGAGAGTCTTAACCAAAGACGATATATTAAATGCGGATGATCTGCCGCGCGAAACAATCGAGGTACCAGAATGGGGTGGAAGCGTGATCATACGCACACTCACTGGAGCGGAAAGAGACGAGTTTGAAGCATCCCGGTTCATAGTAAAGGGCCGAAGCGTTAAAACTAACCTTGTCAACCTGAGGGCACGGTTAATATCAATGTGCGCGGTTGATGAAGAGGGAAATCGGCTTTTCACATCGGAAGACGTTCGCAAGCTCGGAAAGAAATCCGCCAAAGCCCTTGATCGATTATTTGAGGCCGCACAGAGGTTATCCGGTCTGACTCCCGAAGATATTGAGGATATGACAAAAAACTCCGAGAGCGGCCAGAGCGAAGGTTTTATTTCAGATTAGCTTTGGCCTTAGGTTGTACGGTTAAAGAGCTTTTAGACAGGATAGACAGTAGGGAGCTTGCCGAATGGATAGCATTTTATCGTTTGGAACCGTTCGGGGAGGAGATGGCTTTTTTGCGGGCAGGAATTATCTCTTCAACGATGGTCAATATGTGGAGGGATTCAAAGAGTAAGCCGGTCAAACCGGAGGATTTTATTCCGACTTGGGATGTTAAGAAATTAGCGGAAACCAAACAATCCCCTGACGAAATGAAGCAGATACTTCAAACGATCACAAGATTATTCAAGAATAGAGGCAAAGAAAATGGCAAACATCGGGAACCTCGTAGCGACAATCGGGGCTGATGTTAGTAAGCTCCAAAATGATCTGCAAAAAGCAGACAGAATGTTTAAGTCTTTTGCTAATCGTACGGCAAATCATCTCAAAAGGGTGAAATCGGCTGTTTTTTCGCTTCAGGGTGCTTTTATTACGTTAGCTGGTGGATACGGTCTAAAGCGACTTATGAGTAGTTTTCTCGATACTGCTCGTACTATGGAAAACTATCAAGTGAGATTAAAAGTCTTGCTTGGCAGTACGGAAAAAGGGAACAAGCTTTTTAAAGACATGCGCGATTACGCGTCAAAGGTGCCTTTTACCTTTCAAGACATCATGGGCGCAGCTACTCAGCTAGCTGGTATTATGGGAGGCAGCGTTGACAGGATAAATCAATGGATACCTTTGATAGGAGATCTTGCCGCTGCTACTGGTCTGAGTATACAGAAAACCACAGAGCAAGTATCAAGGATGTATTCAGCCGGGGCTGCGAGTGCTGATCTGTTTCGAGAGCGCGGCGTTCTGGCTATGTTGGGATTTCAGGCAGGGGTTAGTTACTCGGCTGAGGAAACTCGGAAAAAGCTCATAGAAGCTTGGACCAAATCGGATAGTAGCTTCCGAGGTGCCACAAAAGAGATGGCTAAGACGTGGGACGGGCTCATGTCGATGATGGAGGACGCTTGGACAGATCTAAGGGACATGATTATGAAGGCCGGCATCTATGATGCCTTGAAACAAGCCTTAAGTGATGTGAATGAAGGCCTGAGAATGTGGATCGCAAATAATAAAGAATTAATCCAACAAAAAATACCCGTGTGGGTAGAGAGGTTCAAGCAAGAGCTAAAGGATATCAAATCTCTTTTGATCGGTATCTATGAACTCTATCAGATTATATCATTGCCAGCAGATAAACTAATAAATTTTACTAGAGATTTAGGAAAAGCTCTTGGAATGGCGACTGGCGGTCTTTTTTCATTTAGCCAGGTAGCTGAAGCCGTGGCAAAAGGCCAGTTGGCCGAACTGGTAAAAAGAGGCGAGGAACTTCTAAGTATCTACGACAAGATCAATAAGGGCAGGCCAGTAATAGATGTTTTCAATAGAACCCCACGCGGTCCAATTGAAGGATTATCAAGGGATACCCTGACGCTTAAAGAGAAAACTGAATTATTGAACAGAGCGCTTTTAATTTCAGAAGATATTCTAAGAGCTAGAGATCTGGCGATGGAAGAGGCGGCGATTCCTATCGGGGAAATAATCGCGGGTACGAAGGAATATCAGGAGTTGCTACGACGCGGTATGCTTATCAGCGATGATTACATTAGAGCGCATCATATAGGATTGGAACTAGCTGCTCAATCTGTTGACGACATGAGCGATAAAATAAAGAGACTTAGCGATACGTTCTCACGGGCCTTCGTCGACATGCTTTGGGAGGGAGAGTTCACGTTCAAGAGGCTCGGTGAATCGCTAGTTAAGGATTTCCTTTCAAAACTTATGAGTGAGCAGATGCAGAGTCTGTTCACATCTGTAACTAATACAGGCGGAATGTTTGGTGGCTTTTTCCGAACCCTCGCAAGCATTTTCCATGGTGGCGGTATCGTCGGCATGGGCAGTCCGAGCAGGATGGTCCCAGCAGCAGCTTTCATCGGAGCGCCGCGGCTTCATTCCGGTCTTGCAGCGGACGAATACCCGGCAATTCTGCAGCGCGGTGAAGTGGTGTTGCCCAGGATCACAGGTAGAACCGCATACGGTCCTAGCATCCAGATCACAAACAACAATGATTTCCGCGGTGCGGACCCAACCTCGGAAATGCGTATGATTTCCGCAATGGAAATCCGGGATGAGCAAACCAAGCAGGACATACTAGAATCCCTCGAACGTGGTGGTTTGTTTGCAACGGCTATTAGGAGGATATCGTAGTGGCAACGATAAACTTTCCCACGTTATCGAGATACCCGGATAAGATTAATTTTTCGCCTATATCCAATACCCAGAGGCATCAAAGCCCTCTGTCCGGTTCAATCCAGACAAAAGAAATACCGGGCACCAGGTGGAAAGTTGTTCTCCAGTACGGCATTTTGTGGGAAGACGATATCCGAAAATTACAGGCTTTTCTTGCTGAAATGAATGGCATGGCGGGAAGATGTCATCTGTGGGATTTATCACGCGAAACGCCGCGAGGAGTTGGTACGGGAACGCCCCTGGTTAAGGGAGGCAGCCAGACAGGAAAAACTTTGAATACCGATGGATGGACTCCCAACCAGACCGGAATACTTCTAGCTGGTGATTATTTTGAAGTCAATAGCGAGATTAAACGCATGACTGCTAATGTGAACAGCGATGGAAGCGGGAACGCCACGCTCCAGTTCGGGCCGGAATTGCGGGTCAGTCCCTCTGATAATGATCCGGTTAAAGTTAACTTTTCCATGTCTTCCCAGTCCGCCTCGAAATTCATGCTTATTGATGATAATCAGGACAAATTGATGATTGAGGGAACACGGGATTTAAAGGTTTGTAAAAATATCGTTTTAACGTTCATTGAGCAGTGGTTATGACAAGAAATCTCACACAAGATTTTAAAAATGCGATTACAGCAGACCATGTTCCCTACTTAGTTTTTGCGGAACTGGACTTTGAATCAGGCCCGCTACGCGTCTGCAATGCTGGGTACAATTTTACCTGGGATGGCAAGACATGGCTCGGTGTAGGGCACCTTGGAAGGATAGATGGTATTAAAGAAGAAGCCAGCTTGACGGCACATGGTATCAAGTTGACGATAAGCGGAATTCCTACGGAGCATGTTTCAAAAGCCCTGGGGGAGCATTACCAGGGTAAATCATGCAAGGTATGGCTAGCACCGCTCGATCCAGTCACATATCAGCCAGTATCCAATCCTCACATGATATTCGATGGCCTAATGGATACGATGGACCCTAAAATCGGTAAACGGGCAACCATCACCGTTAGTGCTGAATCTATACTTGCCGACTGGGACAGGCCGAGAATACGGCGCTATAACCATCAGGATCAGATCGCGGAATTCCCGCAAGATAAAGGGTTTCAGTTCGTGGAAAAAATGGCTGACCTCACATTGATATGGGGGCCGAAATGAGAAAGCAGAATTGGCCTCATATATTAGCAATGGAAATCGAGGCATGGAGGAATCAGCCGTTCAGCTGGGGATTCAACGATTGCGCGATGTTCGCGGCCAACGTAGTAGAAGCGATGACCGGAATCGACTATGCAGCGGAGTTTCGTAATAAATACACTACCCGCGAGGAAGCACAGGCCATGCTCGATGAGCACGGTGGGTTATGTTCCATCATGGATAAGCTGTTCGACAGGATTAACCCCCGGCTTGCCCACCGGGGAGACGTAGTCTTGATAGAGGTGGATAGCCGCGAATTTCTCGCCGTAGTGATTGATTGGCGGTGCGCAGCGCCAGGTAATGACGGGCTTTTGTTCAACAACGTCATTGACGTGGCGAAAATCGCTTGGAGGATCGATTAAGTGGAAGCGGTAACAGCCGCAATACTTGATTTTCTTGTTATAGAAATTGGCGCAACCGTGGGATTTGCCAACGTTGTAGCCGGTGCTGTAACGTTCGGTCTGAAAGTAGCAGTATTAGGTAGTGGAGCCTATCTGGCCGGGCGCGTATTCCAGGGCCGTAGGCCTTCTTTTACCTCTGAGGCGCAGGACAGGACGCACGTTGTTCGTTCGGCAGTGCAACCGTATCGCGTCATATATGGTGAGACCATGACCTCCGGTGCGCTGGTTTTCGCCACATCCGTAACGGGCGAATCCTCTTCCCAGAGCCAGAATTCATATGCGTTAAAGGTTTGGGCCGATGAAGAGGCTGGGAGCAATACTATTACACTCTACACAAACGTATTGTGGAATCCACACAACACAATAGACCTCACTATAGAGCAAAACACGGAGATTACTTTCGCCGGCGATGGTACCACCTACACCGTCCAAGCCGATGCCACGGGTACGCTCCTTTATCATGATGATGACCATATCTGCAAAGTTGATCTAACTATATCTCCGGCCCTGCAGCAATATACCAATTCTGAAACAGAGGTCTACGAAGGCTCGGTTCCCCTTGCCTTTGTGGAAACCGTACCTGCGCGACAAGGAACAACCCATAAATACGTACACATGGTCATTTCGCTTGCGGGACATCAGGTACAGGAAATCGGTGATATATATTTTGACGATACCATCCCGCACGATATTCCGATAACCTCATCGAGTGTCGCCAACCCTACAACTATAACTACCACGAGAAGGCACAGCCTTAAGACCGGGGATAAGATAAAGATTCAGAATCATTCCGGCGGATCTCCGGATATTAACGGAGAGCATACGGTCCTTGCTGCTCCTACTCCCACTACGTTCCAGATAGACGTGAACGTTACCCAGGCTGGTACCGGAGGGGAGTGTTTTGTAACGAGATTCTATGAGGATGGTGATTATAATAGCCCGCTTTTCCGCATCAAAAAACATCTTGGTAGCCGGAACCAGGATGCAGACCCGGACCTTGTCTCCGAAGTTTCGGACTGGACTAATGACCACAGGCTTAGGGGGCGAGCTTATATTTATGTGAGATTTACGTTTGATGAAAAATACAAGGCATGGCCCAACGGCATTCCCAACATCAAGGCTATCGTCAAGGGGCGTCGCGTCCATGACCCACGGACAATGCAAGAGGGCGATATAACGTCTTCAGTTCCCTACGATTCGGTGAGCACCAAGATAACAGCGATCGGACACGGCCTCGAAACCGATGATTTGGTGAGAATTACAGGACACAGTGATGACGATATCAATGATGAGCATATCGTAACCGTGCTCGATGACGATAATTTCACCGTTCCAATCGTCATGTCTTCAAGTGCGGGATCCGGCGGAACGTTCAGCGAAATAGCGTATTCAAACAATTCGGCTTTATGCGTACGGGACTATTTGACCGCTGAATTCGGTCTGAATTGCGGTAGAAATCGTATTGACGATGCTATCTGTATTGCAAGCGCCAATGTATGTGATGAAGACGTTGAACTTGATGCCAGTTCCGATCCTGAGACCCAAAAGCGCTATACATGCGACGGGTCGTTTACGCTCGACATGATTCCCAAGGATATCCTCGAATCACTTTGTAGCTCCATGGCAAGCCCTCCGCCGGTATGGACTGAGGGTAAATATAGGATTTTTGCCGGCGCGTATCAGGCACTGTCTTTGACCCTTGATGAAGACGATTTAAGAGATGATATAGAAATTCATCCGCGGACGTCGCGTCAAAAACTGTTCAACGCCGTGCGCGGCGTATTTACCGATCCCAACCGTGAATGGCAGCCCACAGATTTTCCACCCATAGTAAATTCTTATTACGAATCTCAGGACGGCGGACAACGCATCTATAAGGACATAGAGCTTCCATTTACCCAAAACATAATCCGGGCCCAGCGGATAGCGAAAATATATCTTGAGAAGGAAAGGCAGCCTATAACCGTTCGATTTCCTGCAAAAATAACAGGATACCAGGTCGCCCTGCTGGACACGATCGGGCTCAAGATAAACGTCCTTGGATGGAATGGTTCGGCATTTCCCAACGGCAAGGAGTTTACCTGTGTTGGCTGGTCTATCTCAAAGGACGGAGGAATCGATCTTGATTTCAGGGAAGAAGCATCCGGGATCTATGATTGGAATTATGGCGAAGCTACGACTTTTGACTATGCGCCCGATACGGCATTGCCGCGACCTCACGAGATCGATGCACCTAACAATCTCACGTTGACTGAAGAAGTTTACAAAGAGGGAGGACGATACAAATCCCGCGTGCGGATCACCTGGGACCCGGTAGATGATTATTCGATCATGCACTATATCCTTGAGGGGGCTTATTACGGCTCTGATACCTATTATTCGCTCAATATGGGTACCCGCACCTGGTATGTGGTTGAGAACGTACCGCGGGGACGATATAGCGTGCGGTTGAAGGCGGTCAACCTCTACCAGTGCTCCAGCGACTGGATAAGCGCAGATATCACGGTCTTCGGTATAAACCCGATCCTCGCGTCCGCGGGCCTGGCGCCTCCGATTCAGCCGAAGCTCTTCTACACGCCGGACAAATACGGCCACGTCAACAAGGTACGGTTTCAGTGTCAGTACAGGGTCGGTGCGGGCGGAGTCCCCACCGGCATACTGCTTCTTTATGCCATATCCGACTATCCGAACATGCTCACCCTGGGGACCGACTCCGGATCCACTATCGACATCGCAGGGGGAGCCGTCATCGACCAGGGTGAGTACGAGGGGGAGATCCTCGCCGGCTCCACCAGGTCCCGGCTAATTCTCAGGACGGAAACGAACCCGTTTTCCACCGAGTTCGACCGGGCCGGGATGTTCTGGTTCCAGTTCGGCTCGTCCCAGTGGCGCAAGGCCAGCGGCTACGATGAGCTGGGCGTCGACTTCCGCATTCCGTTCGATGTGGACCCCACGCCCGGGCAAAAACTGAACTACATCATGATCGGCTGGATAGACGACCGGGACCCCGACAACCGGCTTCTGTTCGTCAGGAACGCGGGCGGCGACTACGAGGTCATCAAGTGGGGCGCGGTGGAACAGGCCGGTAACACGTTCCGCCTCACCGGGTGCAGCCGCGGGCAGGAAGGAACTACCCAGATGGACGTGAGCGGCCTTGATGCTCATTATTACCCGTGGATCGGCCCGGGCACGGCCTTCATCAACTTCCCGCTGGATTCGTTCTCCGAGGTCGGCAAGGGCATCTACGAAGCCAACGCGGACGCGGGGTTCAACTGGCTGCCGCAGTTCTGGTCATCGTTCGCCTGCCTGGCGTATATCGAGACCGAGGGCGGGTATATCCGTTCTTATATCGTTCCGGCGCAAAGAGGAGGAGGGTTATGAGCCTCGCGGGGATCGGCGACTATCTCATAGGCGTCCAGGCCAGCGAGGGGCTTGATTTCGGGATAATACCGCCCAATCCCTTTGAGGAAGGCCCGGTGGATCCCTACGGCATCCTCCTGGATTTCGCAAAGCGCCTGGCGGATGTGGAGGATCGTCTTGAGTTCAAAGTAGACAAAGGCCGCGTGGCGTCCGAGATCGTCATTGCAAAAGAGGCCGTGAAAATTCAGAGCGACATGATCGGCCTTATCGGGGCCGTTTCCTTCTGGGACTGGTACAGGGATGTCTCCGGCGCGGCCACGGGCATCATCGATCCAAGCCAGACGCAGATCCGCGGCGGCGTCATAAGGACTGAAAAAATCCTGAACTGGGACGGAGACTCCTATATCAACCTGGAAGCAGGTAAGAATCCCGAGGACGATATATTTCTAAAAGCCCTGGATGGGGTGAAGATTTACTCCGATGGCAGCGCTTTTCTCGGCAAGGAAACGGGCGCATATCTGGAGTACGACGCGGACACCGGCGCATTCCTGATCCAGTGCGCGGGGACAAGCGACATTGAGGGCCTTATCGTCGGAAACGTTCCCACCACAACGGGATATCTCATCAATGACAAGGGCCAGCGCGGATTTTACGGCGGAGACCTCGTGTTCGTCCACGCCCTCCAGGACATCAACGAAGGCGGGTGGAACATCGGCGCGGGCGATGTGGGATGGGGTAGGCCGAACCAGTCATACATCTACTGGGACCAGGATGAGAACCGCTTCCTTATAGATATCAAATCGACTGCGAACAATGCGGGACTGGCGATCGGCGACTTTTCATCCTTCGACCCGATCACGGGCAGTGGGTTCATCCACAACGCAAAGGCTATACGAGGATACGCGGACAGCGATCTGGTCTACGTCGCGGCGATCCAGGCGATCAACGAGGGAGGGTGGAACATCGGCGCGGGCGACGTGGGATGGGGCAGGCCGAACCAGTCATACATCTACTGGGACCAGGATGAGAACCGCTTTCTCATAGATATCAAATCGACTGCGAACAACGCGGGTTTGGCGATCGGCGACTTTTCATCCTTCGACCCGATCACGGGCAGTGGGTTCATCCACAACGCAAAGGCTATACGAGGATATGCGAACAGCGATCTGGTCTACGTCGCGGCGATCCAGGCGATCAACGAGGGAAACTGGAACATACCAGCGGGAAGCTGGGGCATAGGGAATCCCTCCACCAACAAGTATCTCTACTGGGACGGATCGACTGGTGATATGACGATCAGAGGAAACCTGAATGCTGATGATATCACGGCAGGCACCATCACCGGCAGGATGCTCAGGACAGCCGTTAGCGGCCAGAGATTTGAGGTAAGTGTATCGGATAATTGTGCTTACTGGTATAATTCCAATGGAATAAAAAAAGTCATAATAGGTGGAGGTGGTGGAGGAGCATTTGTTGATATAGCTGGTTTATTATACACCGATGGCATATGGAGCAATGGAAATGTAACCTTGGATGGTACCGGGTCAGACCTACGCGTGGGTGGCACCATAAAGTGGGCCGGGAGCCAGTCAAATCCGTTTACTCTGTATATTTATCAAAACGGATGGAAGGCCTATTCAGCTTACATACTTACATAGCTTAGCAGGAGGCGTTCGTGAAATTCCGAATAATCAATTACTTCAAAAGTCCGGATGCCAGCAAATTCACGGCTTCGATTGAGATTGTGGATAATGACGGGCATGCCGTATACCAATGCCACGTCGATGTGCCGACGGATAGAGCGATGACGCAGCAAGAAATCGAAGAATATATTCGATACTCAGCGGAGAAGCGGTATGACCGATACCTTCGAACGATCGCGAGGGCCGGAAAGGTCTCCGAGGACAAGGTCGGAGCGCTCGTTGGGAAAACCTTTGATCTGCGCAGGGGAGGCAATCATGGCCAAAAAACCGAAAATTGAGCCGGTTACGAGTGAAGCGATCAACATCGAGGTCGCCAAAGACCAGATCGCTCAGATACTGCGCCGGAACATCGGCAGCATGATGACCGTCGATCTTTACAACGGCGTCATGGTGGCGATCAATCAAATACTCCCGAGGTCCCCGGCTCTAACAAACGTGGGGACCAAGAAAGTCGGCAAGCAGCAGAAGGAAGCAAAGGAAACAGCCAATGACAGCGCAAGGAATACCGACAAAGCTTGATCTGATCATCAAGCAATTAGTAGAACTCAGGGCTTACGTGCACGGCAAGTATCCCAGCGGCAAGCTCTACGCAATGATCGGGAACCATTGCGTCTACGGATGCAAGGTAACAGAGGGTTTCTCCGCATCCGACATGCTCCTGGCGTTGGACGGCCAGGCCGCGGGCGATGAGTCTCACCTGAACCCCGACATCGAAGATCCCCCGACCAGGTATGAACATTACCCGAACATGGCTCTCGTTTACGGCGAGGTCTTCCTCAAGAAAAACGTGAACAAAACCACGGAGGAAGACGATTCGCTGCTCCTGGGCGATGCTCCAGGCACGTCGGGCTATGGGCGCTATGATGTTATCTATCTTTACATGGGCCATGCGGGTCCGGGGATCGGCATCCTGCAGGGGACGGCGTCAACGGAGTGCTATAACGACTTCCAGGCGAACGGATTGGAACAGGGCGCCTATCCTCAGACATACGACCCCACCGGACTGCCTGCCGGCGTTATGGTCGTAGCGCGTGTTTACGTGCAATACGGAGATACGGGCATCGGGAATGCACGGATAGCCGACTTGCGAACGTTTACGGGTCGCATACACAGCGACGTGATGGAACTGGCCAATGCCAAGGGCGACCTACTGGTCGGCAAAAGCAACAATGTGCTGGAAGCGATTACGGCGGGTTCTCAAGGGCAATTGCTCATAATCGACAGCAATCAGACTCTTGGCGTCAAATGGGAGTCAGTTCTCAAGAATCTGTGCGACGGGCGGGTGATACGTCAATCGGCGACCGTAGCGAGGCTTCAGGGATTGGACGGCTCAAGCAAGCTTATTTTCATCAACGGCAATTTCGGAGATCTTTCCACACCCTGGGACTGTGATCTAACGGCTGATAATACCATTACCGCTGCGGGAGTGGATTCGGGAAGCTTACCGTCTGCTGATACAACATATTGTTCATATGCGATAGGTCCTGGTCATAGCAATGCAAATCTCAGAAACAAACTAAGATTAAGTACAACCGCGCCCGCGAGCGATGGATATTTGGGGGGAAGTGGAGACGCGGCCCACTGCAGGCATGTGGGATGGTTGCATACGGATGGAAGCACGCAGATTGCGGATGAGACTTGCCACAGCAAATTCAAGGGAAAAACCGCCTCGGTCAGAAATACTTTAACTTCAGGCACTTATTCTCCCGGCAATGCGTCCACATGGGAGGATACGGGCGTGGAGGTCGATTTTCTGTGGCCTCCCGGCTGGGCTGCGATCATTGAATTCACTTCCACTTCATATCATAACGCAGCCAACCAGAACATAATGGTCAGAACACACCTCCAGCAGAAAAACGAAGAAACGGTCGGGCCGCTCGCCACATGCGCTGCTAGCACTGCTAGGGTTGTCATCGCGGGAGCGAGGACATGGCGCGGTGGGGCGTCGCCAGTTTTTGAAACGGCGAAGCTGCAGATATGGACAAGTCAGGTATCCCCGAACAACGCTACTATTTTTAAAAGCAACGTTTATTCGGACGTGATTGTCACACTGATACCGGAGGTAACATGAAAAAATTATACTTTTTGTTTCTTTTATTATGGGTATCAACAGCATTCGCTCAAGATATCAGGCCTGATGTTCTTGAACGAAGAGATTATGTGATCTATGACTATATATGGAAAGCTGGTGATATTCCAACGATTGAAGTCGAATACAATATCAGCGACCTAATATATGCGGACGTGGATAGGCTTGGTCGCATTGACAAATTGATTGTCCAAATGGATAACGGTTTTTCATCTACTGTCTATCACTTCAGGTCTCGTCTGGGGAATAATCGCTTAATCATTTATCATCAGGGACATGGGGGGCACTTTAATATCGGCAAAGACACTATAATTTTCTTTATTGAACATGGTTATGATGTTCTGGCATTTGCGATGCCGCTTCGTGACCCGAATCCACACCCAGTTGTCGTCAATATTCCAGGATTTGGCGACATCACCATTGCCAATCACCCGGATTTTCACTTCATGGAAATTCTTGGAATTTCGCCGATTAAATATTTTCTTGAACCCGTGGGAATGGGGGTCAATTATGTAAAAGAAAATTATGACTATGACCTTATTGCCATGATAGGGATAAGTGGCGGGGGATGGACAACAACGGTCTATTCAGCCCTTGATTCTCGAATAGATAAAAGTTATCCCGTGGCTGGCAGCTTGCCCATGAGATATAGGAACATGGAAAACGGTACGAGGCATCTCGGAGATTATGAACAATCAGTACCGGAATTATATTCGATATTAAATTGTACTGAACAATATTTCCTTGGAGCACAGGGGGGCAGGAGACAGCTACAGATTCTCAATAAATACGATCCTTGTTGTTTTCAGCCTCCAGCTAACTATCAAGAAGAAGTGGTCCAGCAAATTAAAGATGAATTGCGACGGCGATGGGATACCGGGCAATTCGATTTATTTATTGATGACACACACAGCAGTCATATGATTTCCCCTACCGCTTTAAATGTTATTTTACAAGACTTGGAGCAATAGAGACCACGCAGGGATCGTGTGATGCGGGATCGGTGAGAAGTATTGATCAGCCCGTTTTTTTCGAGGTGGAATGATGACTCAGGAAAGAAATGTTTGTGCCCTGCATGAGGGCATGAAAGACAATGTCGATTGTCTCTGGGAGAAGATCGGCAAGCTTAATGACAAGCTTTTCTGGATCATGCTTTTGCTGGCGCTGAACCTGTTTCTCTCAGGCATGAATGTTGCCAGGGAATTTATGATGATTTTCGTGAGGGGAATCCCGAAATGATTGGTTCACCGGCTAGAGATGCAATCATAAGATATCATGCGGCGGTTGCGGGGCTGCTGCTGAAAGCGAAAGTCCCGGCGGAATACAAGACACGAATATGTGTGATCCTGGCGCGGGGAGAAAAGGAGCTTGACAGGTGCTGCAAGAAATGTGTGGAGCGGCCCAGGCCGTGGTATTGGAAACTGTTTAAGAGAGGAGGGGCAAAGACATGAAGGCGCTGACAAGGAAGGCAACGGCTGCAGGTATCGGGATGCCTGTAGCGGTCATTTCTGTATGGCTTATTGAGACATTCGGCAAGATCACGGTTCCGGCGGAAGTGGCGGCGGCTATGGGATCAGTGGCGAGTTTTGTACTGGCGTATGTGGTCAATGAGAAGTGATCAGATTTCTGCATATCAGCGACCGACACTGGCATTCATCGAATGAGAGAAATGATACCCAGCTGAGGCTTCAGGAGGCCTTGGATAGCCGGTTCCGGGACCATATCCTCATCGAGACAGGCGACATTACCGATGACGGCCACCAGGCGCAGTACGAGCGGGTCAGGGAGGCTATGGAGTCCTGGAGAGGGAGATGGTTTTTTTGCCCGGGCAACCACGATTATGGCATAGCAGGCAATTTCTATGATTCCGTGAGGGCGCTGCGCTTTGACGAAATGCTTTCGGAGCCGTTCAGCCAGGGCGGGGTATTCAGCGGAATAAATGCGCCCGTGGTCAATATGATCGAGGATGAAACCGACAGGGTAATGCTTATTGCCCTGGATTCCAATCTTGAGACGCCAAGTCCGTGGGATTTTGCTTGTGGAGAGATCGGGAATCATCAATTGAAGCCCTTAAGCCGGATATTGAAAGACGTTCCCCGGGATGTGATCAAGATCGTCTTCATGCACCATCACCCGTGGATCCACTGGGACCCGTTCATGAAGCTCCTGGATGCTCAATCACTTCTCATGCGCCTGCGGGGCAGGATCAACGTTCTTCTGTTTGGGCACCGGCACAAGGCGGGCATATGGAAAGGGAAATGGAACATTCAGCTGGCAATTGCGGCGCCCAGATCGCCGGAGGTTCCGTGGGTCAGAGAGATTGTGGTGGATAACGGCGAAATAATTATTAACCGTTTGTCATGGAGGGAATCAAACCATGAAAAGGAACCAGTTTTTTAAATGTATGGCTATGTTGCTGTTTTGTACGTTTCTCCTTGGCTGTGCTCATGGCAGGGATGCGATGCTGAGAGTAACGGATGAGCACGTGGCCAATGTGAAGGCAGCGAAAGAGGTGGCTGATAAAATAAGAGATGTTGTGGTTTTTGAAATCACCTTCATCCGTGCGGCGCTGGGGTCAAACATCAACATGCTGCCGATGGAATCGATTAAGGCGATGGAATATACATATCTTATCGCTAAAAAAGAAGGTCCTCTCACCGATGAGGAATTGGGCTGCCTGCTGGGATGGAGGGTGAATTTTTACAGTCATATTGTATTAGAAGTTCTTAATGCTTATGCTCCTGATGTACTCAAGGCCCTTAAAATTACTCTATGATGAGAGATATTGCGGAACGTATTGCCTGGCATTTCCTGGGGACTCCTTACCTGTGGGGCGGGGATGATCCCTCCGGCTATGACTGTTCTGGGTTTGTCATTGAGATACTGAAGTCCGTGGGCATCCTTCCTGGGAAAGGGGACTGGACGGCGGACGGGTTGTGGCGGATGTTCAAGGATCAGGAGGTTCCCTCCCCTGCCCGTGGATACCTGGCTTTTTGGTTTAATGATGCAGGCCGAGCAATTCATGTGGAATTTTGTCTTGATGATAAGCTTTCCATCGGGGCGTCGGGAGGCGGGCGGAACGTCAAGACGTTCGCAGATGCATACAGAAAAAACGCATATGTCAAAATCAGACCCATCGCGTCAAGGCGGGGATGGGTGAGATTTGTTAATCCTTTCAAATAACCTTCCATTCAAAAATCATTAAAAAAAATTAAATTTTTTTTAAAAAAATTGCATTTTTTACTTGACATTGTCAGACAAATGTCATACTTTATACTCAGAAGCCGGGATGACGACCTGGCGGAATCAAAAAAAACGAAAGGAGAAAAAAATGAAAAAGATTGTCAGCATCCCAAATATCGGGGACCGGAGATTTAAAAAGTGGGCGAAATTGCTCTCAAATGTCGATCAATCCAAAACGAACGGATATGCGTTTGAGGGTGAATTCCTCAGGTTTGACCGCAAATATGAATTAGAAATAGGGACCATTGTGCTGTGCTATGGCGAATCGGGTAGTGCAAAATACCATTATCCGGAAGTAAGGCTTTGCATCTTGACTGAAGATGGATGGAAGGAACTTTTCTATCGAGATAATTTGGATAAAGCCTGGGCCCTGGACGTGCGCGATGAGATCGCACGCCTGATGGATGAGGCCAAGGGCCTTGAGCCCCCGAACCCTTTAGCAGCATGCAGTGATGAAGAGCTTCTAGACGAAGTGAAGAGGCGAGGATTGATCTAATAAACGGAAAGCCGGGGGTTTCGGGCAGGAGAAAGCCCCCGCGGTGACGAGCCGCGGCCCCCGGCAATAATATTTTAAGGGAGGTCATCATGGCTGTCAAATCGGAAAGAATAACAGCAAGAATTGACCCTGAGCTGAAAAGTTTCCTGGAGAGATATGGCGCGGATATTTCCGCACAGCTCCGGGAAGACCTGATTGTTTTACAGGAATTGGTCCGCCGGACAGAGGCGGACCTGGCTGGCCGCTTCACCGTTGGTGAGGCGAGCCTGCTTTGCGATGTGCTCAACGGCTACCATTTTACCCCGGAGCACATCGGCAGTCAGGCACAGGGCCTGGCCCTGGAGGTCTCAGACGGATGCCGTCTGAACGCCTTGGACGAGAAGTGGGGGGTTTTTGCCGAAGGTCTTGTGGACAAGCTCAAAGATCTGACGTCCCTGGAGGCATATATCCTGGTCCATTGGGCCCGGATATTCTGGACCAAACCGGAGGCTGGAAAAGATGATATCAAGAAAATATTCAGGTGCAACTAAAGATTCTTGCCAAAAAAACGCTTGACACCCCCTCGATCAAGCGCTATTTTTTTTAAGCCCCATCCTGCCTGCCCCCTCCGGGCGCCGCCGGTCCCCGGGGGAGAAAAGAGGGTCGCCCGACACGCTGAAATCGTGTCTGATCGCCACGCATGCCGGCGGCGATCGGGAGTGAATGGGGCGACCGGCGCAAAAAAAGAGCGGCCATGAGCCGCTTTTTTCTTTCTTTTGCGGTGCGGGGCTACTCTTTCAGTCCCCGAGCTTCCGCCCTTGATAGAAGTTTCTTCAGGGACTCTGGCGAGGTGCCCACGAAGCGCTCCGGAGGGCGCTTCTTTTGACTAGGACAGGAAGCTGCATGCTTATTGGGAGATGTTGGGTGGCGAACCGATGCTCAATTGGGATCTGGCGCATTTTGAGGGGTGATCCTCTGGCTGTTCCACGTTGAACGGTCAGTGAGAAGCGCCATGCCGTTGTCCCGAAATCAAGAAGTCACATCGGCGGGGTTTACTGAAAAAATAAAAAGATGCTTAAGAAATTAAACAAATGTATCGATAATATAAATACAAGAAAATGCTCTTGCAGTTGTATGAATCTTATGGTACAAAATAAATCACCAAAGGAAACGAAAGGAGGAGATATACTAATGAACTGCAAATGGCCGTTTCCAGAACCACTTGAATAAATAAAATAAATTTCTTGCTCAATCAACGATACATTTGAGCTAGGCGGAGAAAGGCAAGGCGTTCATGCCTAGCGCAAAATGTATCAGCAAACAATATCGCTTTAGAATCGTTGCTTTGATACGCCAAGGAACGAGCTAGGCGAACAAGCTTTAATCCCTCTTCAATTTTTTTAATATCCTTTTCGAGTGCAATCAAAACAAAACCCCCTGTGTCTAAATAACTTGGATTTTTAGGATGCTTATCAATTAGTTCATGTGCATATTTTAACACCTGAGAATAGATTTCCGGATTTAATTTTTTCCCTTTAAGAACAGCATCAGCAGCCCAATAGCAAAAATTGGCTTTATGCGGATCAAGTTTCTTTCCTTCTTGATTTTCAATTGATTTTTCAATGGCCTCTTTTCCACAAATGATGGCTTGATCAAAACGGTTAAGCCCCCAGCATACCGCGGCTTTTGCGGCCACCGCAATTGGATCGTTTGGGTGAGTATCTACATATTCATTAGCGAGAGTTAATGCCAACCCCTCTTGTTGGGGATCCTTGTGGCATATCGCAATCAGTGCTGCAAGATAGCAGAGGTGGATGTTCACCCCTGCTTCTCGACGATATTGGATAAGAGCGATATTAAGATTTTGGCAATCTTGAAATGTCCACTGACGAGGATCGTCAACTGAAAAATTAATGCTATATCGATCTTTAAGATAATTAATAAGAGATGTGGATTCCCCAAAAAAGGTAATTGCAGCCGCATCTTTACGCTCTCGCTCTTCCAATTCTAACCACTCTATTTGCATTTTTATGATTTCTCCCTGCTCATCGACTGCAGTTAAAATATGGCTGAGTTGTGTCATGTGTCGCAAGAGATATGGATCGACAGTCTCCTCCTGTTTATACGTGATTTCATGTGTCATGGCATCCCACGCCTCTTGACACATCGTTTTAACTTGGATCTCACAAATGAGATCATACCAATCTTGGTATCTGATAACATTTGGTGTGGCGGCAAAATGATAACCTATATAACCCGTCTCATAACTCACAAATGCTTCTTCAATGGTTAGAGGAGAGATATTAAAGTGATCGGTATTAGTATAAAGCCATTTACAAACTTCTTTCACGCTCGATGTATATGGGCAAATGATTTTGATCCCAATCAAATCTGTAACATCCCTTAAGTCAAAATTTGGATTGTTTTTACGTTCCTTGGTTATCTTCATAACAATACTCTTTAAGCTTTTCACTTTATGACGAGCCAAAACTACTCTAATGAATCGCATATCCATTCTTTGGCGTTGCTCCTCACAAATCTTATATGCCTCATTTTGAAAGGCCATAAGCCTTTCGTTATCAGAATATAATCGTTTTTCCCAGGATTCTATTTCCTTTGGAGTTGGATCTTTCATAAATACACCTCTTTCCCAAAATTTAAAATCCCCTCTTTCCACTATGGGAAACGGAGTCTTTTCAACCTTTTAATTCATGGTGTTTTTCCGAAAAAGCATGTGTTTACACCATAGAAATAGACCAGAAAAACGTTTTAAAATTAACATGAAATTGGTCAGCCTTGACGCGAAAATACGTCCAGATCCCCAGGATGGGCTTTCCCAGGCCGAAGGCGTATCCCACTTCCCAGCTCGTTCCCGAGTCGGTGTTCGCCTGGTCCAGTATCGTTATCATAATATCACATTTCTGGATAGCGTCAACGTTCTTTTTGAAGATGTAGCGCCCGGTTCCAGGAGCGCTCCGCTAGGGTGAAGAGGGGGGCTGATAGGTAGATTATCATTTTTCTGGATATCTTATTAAATCATTTTATATGGGACCACTTATTCACGAAAGCTGTTGCTATTGAATGGGAGAGCATCTAAATATTTTTCTCTTTCCTTATCATTATTGAATTTTTCAATTAATTTGTGATTTATGAGTATCTTATTCAATGTTTTCCTTATTAAGCACTCGGTTTTATATAAAATTTCTTCTGATTTATTTTGTTTTCTCGAGTCCATTCTCAATCCATGAACCACTTTACATCTCCAATCATAACAACACTTTGCAACTTCAAATTGATTTAAGGCTTCTTTCCTGCTTGAGGATAAAAAGAAAGCGATTCTCTGAGATAACTTATATCTAATCTCTCGCGCATCCTTTGGACCAAAAATGCTTTCCAAAGCAATCCATAGTAGCATGTATCTAATTTCCCATATCTCAGAAAGAGCAGCATAAACCGCCCAAATAGCTCTCCAAATAGGACCATTCCTGGTCAAGCAATTAATAGATGAAAAAAGTTTACGGGCTAAATTTAAGTCATTTATTTTTAGACGATTATCACAATCCCTTTCATGAGATAGAAGTGGGCGGGGGTAATAAAGTGTTCTGAGATACCATTTATCATTGATTTGCTCTGAGTGAATTAATATCTTAAGTTTAAAAGAAGAAGGCTTTGCTAGCCATAGTGATAAAGAGCATATTTTTATTAATTCATCAGCAATATTTTGTTTTGATCTTGTCTTCTTCCCCTGCCAAGAAGGGTCTGTTTCACCCATAGACCCTGCTTCATATTCACGAATAAGAGCAAATTTGGCGGAATCTATTATATTGCTATAAAAACCTAACTCTTTTCTCATATCCTCTTGTGTAAGCCAACTTGGCGCCGGACGAAGAATAATTCCCTTTTCAAATTCAAAGGGTTCCTTGATAAAATTCCATGATTTCCAATAAGAGATTGGAGCTATAGTGCACCACTTATTCACGGCCCACACACCTTACACGGCACATACCCTCGATCAAGCGCCTCCTGCCTCGAATTGAAATACACCCTGTTCCCCGGGGATATCTTCTTGGCCCACCTGCAGGAGGGATAATGGAATTTATTGGACTTCTTGCTCCCGACGTATTTCCCGGAGGAAGGAACGACAGAATATTGCTCACGGGGTGGCGGTCTTCTCTGTCCCCATTTTGATTTGAGCCTCAGGTATTTTCTTGCAAGCTGGGGATCACCCCAAATGTTCAGTCGGTTTTTCCGGGCGTATCTTTCGGCCTCTCTGAATTGCCGGTCATACTTTTTACTCAGACCATACTTCGTGTAATACGGGCTTAATCCTTGCTTGACCAGCTCTATGTTGAAATTAACCCCGTCGATGATGACATAGGCCAGGAGCCGCCCATAATTTCCCCTGCGCCGTCCCTCGAATTCAAGATCAACCGCTTTCCCCTCAAGCCTGGTTTCGGTGTACCTGGAGGCCGTCTTGCCCATAGGGATGTTTTGTTTCTTGTCCCGATGGACGGATTCGGGTGTGTTCACGCATAGTAGCCTCACCTTCTCCAGCTTCCCGGTGGGCATCCTCACGACTATGGTATCTCCATCAACGACGCGGGTGCAGAAGGCTTTGAAGCCATTGGAATAGGATGCTGTGAGAGACAGAAAAGCAAGAATGAAAAGGAGAGATAAAATCACTCGGAGAGGTTTGTATAACATAGCGATCCCCTCCCTACCCCATATGGGTACAGAATTCAGATTATGTGTTCCGGCCCGCAGTTGCCAACCTTTCCTCATAGGTCAAAATTATTAAATATCAACCATCCCTTTGCCCGCAAATTGAGGATAATAATAGGTGGAATGATGATTTGCTAATAGTGCCCTAATATGGTATGGCTCTTTTGCAATGTATTTGAGAAGTTTTTTCCTAGTATTTTTCTATTTGCATTGACAGTTGTTTTGTCGAACCCAGCCATGCCTAGCAATAGCTGAACATATATAACCTTCTAAAGGTCTTTTCTTGAATTTATAGTTAACAGCAGTCACATTAGTATCATAATTCAAAGCGATGTTTCCTTGAAGAGCGGCACCAGCAATAATTAAACAGATATCAGGAGATATGGTTTTGAATCCAATATATACAAAGTTTCTGTGAAATTTGACCCATGATACTTCTTCTATATCATCCAAATAATAAAGTCTCTCTTTGAGTATAGAAGAAGCGTTTTTTGGTAATTTATCTTGAGTCGACCCCCTGATTATTGATTTTGATGGTTCTACCTTTTCTTTCTGACTGGGAATAACCCAAATAACGATAAAAACAAGCAAAATGAATAAAAACCAACCTTTAACTTTAGAAAAACTTTGCCTTTTTATCCGTGCTTTGGGATTTGATTCCCAACAGTTTAATTTGCCCATTTTCGAAATTACATATATAGTAATTTTTAATTTAATATAATGATGGTGTCCTCATCAACAACACAGGTGAATCGGTGGCGGTGAGAGAAAGAGCGGTGAGGATGAGAAGAGCTGGGAGGAGATTTGAAAGAAGTATTGAGCGACGGTTTTGGAACATCGGGCAACCTCACCATGATGAGCGGTTATCCGCCGGAGAGCATAATGATATTCTGCTATTCGGTCTGAGGATTTACATTCCACCTATGACAGAAAAATGAGCAGGAGTCAAGAAAAAATGTAAAAAGAGCAGCCACCATCGCATGACGCCCAGGATAATTTCCTGTTCAAATATACTTTGAAAAAGAAATATCAGGGACAGTTAATAAAGTTAGCTATCATCAGTTTTAGCCTCCTTCCTGGATGCGTGCATAATTATTTGACAAACATGCAATAATCTGCTATTAAAAAAAATAGTATTGTTTTGGACCTTTTTAAAAAGGGAGGGGAGTCATGGAAAAAAATCAGTCAGCTATGAAAAGGGAAGAACTTATTCTAGCAGCGATGTCTGTGGCCGGATGCGCTGATTACCAACCAGTCCAAGTTCAAAAACTATTTTTTTTGATCGATAAGACTATAGGTCATAAAATTGGCGGGCCTTTTTTTAATTTCCAACCCTATGATTATGGTCCTTTTGATAAAGATGTGTACATTACGCTCGAAAGGCTTGAACTTGAAGGTCTTGTGGAAATAGTTTATGAATATGGTTTTAGCCGCCGACGGTTTCGCCTTACACCTACTGGATTAGCGGCAGGGAAAAAATTCTTTTCAAACCTTCCTGAAGATCTCAAAGAGTACATTTCTAAACTTGTAGAGGCAATTCGAAGACTCTCCTTTGCGCAGTTGGTCTCAGCAATATATAAAGCTTATCCAGAAATGCAAAAATATAGCGTATTTTCGGAATAATAAGAATGACCATTCTAGTCGGGATTCTCTGTGAAAACGGTATCGTAATAGGAGCTGATACCTCAGCAACGTTTGGGCGAATTTCACGTTCAACCATCGAGCAACCATGTAAAAAAATCACAATTATCAATAATTATGTGATTATTGCAGGAACCGGTTTTATGGGTTTAGGGCAGCGTTTTGTTGAAGTTATAAGAAAACAATATGAAAATAAATTGTTTCAAATTTCCTCACCTATTGAGATAGCTAGAATATTATCAAGAGAAGCAATAAAAGATTTTCAAGAAACTAACACTCCTAAAGGTTTGTTTGGTGCGCTTGTTGCTTTCCATTGTGGGGGAAGGGCCTGCCTTGTTGAATTTGATATTGATAATTTTCAACCATCTGTGATGGATACAAATATATGGTATGCATCAATGGGAAGTGGACAACCCATTGCAGACCCTTTTCTTGGATTAATGAGGCGTGTATTTTGCCCCAAATCACCGCCGCAACTTGCTACAGGCATTTTCATTACAGCGTGGACACTCGAGCATACCATTGATGTCAATCCCGGAGGTATAAAAGGTCCTTTTCATTTGGCAATCTTAAAAAGAGATGTTGCAGCTAAAGGGAAATTCGTTGCAAAAGAATTGGATGAGGCAGAATTAGACGAGCATTATAACAACGTTGAAGCGGCTTATAAACATTTGGGGGAATATGCATACATTATTTCAGGAAAAGATGCTCCGGAACTACCGAAAACACCAGTATCCAGTATAATATAAGTATCTATTATTTCATTTTTCTTTCTCATGTTAATTCAAGTTGTTCGGGTTTTTTCTTTATTAATTTCGGGGCTTTTTTAAAGGAGATTGATAAAATCCGGCTTAGCCATATTAACTCAACAAAGCTTTCAATTGATCATTCCATGCCACTTTAAGGTTGGCAGGGACATCGGGTGAATCCAATAATTTTAAAAACTCACTGGTGAAAATTCCACGACATGATGGACCTATTGTGCCAAGAGAATTTACTAACCAGTCTTTTACTGGTAAGAAGCTGATATCATGGCCTTGGGCGAAATACTGTCGCGCGGCAGCTCGAGCTTCATTATCGGGTAGACCAGAAGAAAAGAAAAAGAGATAATCATCTATTCCTTGGGGCGAAATTTTTGTATTAAAAGTTGAGACGACACGGGAGCGGTCTATCGGCCTTTCTGTAACTTCAACGGCAAGAACAATATCTCCATTAGATTCTAGTGTGATATCACCTCCAGCACCAGAAGCTCGATCAGCCACATTTATTCCCTGCCATTTTATTTGCCAATTGAGATTAAAACATTTACGTATAGTTCCAAACATTGCAACTGATAATAAGACAGGTAACAAGCCGCCGCTTGGTATCTCAAGAAGGCGACTAATCAAAATTTCATACTGCTCCAAGCTTAATCGATGGATCTTTGTAAGAGTAATTTTTGAATCACTTCGAAGGATAAGGAAGGTATAAAATAGAAATCGAAGATAATCACGGGCTTTCTCAGACTCTACTTTCTCCAATTCGCCAATAAAATCAAGAAATGCTGCATATGCTTTCTTATCTCGGACTCCTCGTGCCGTTTCGGGTACAAATCTGATATTGCGTCGAAAAACATTCAGATATGGACCTTTGGAACAGGGAATTTCTCGGTCTTGAAGAAATGGATTGACTACTCTTTCGTCAAGAGTGCGCCCATTAAAGGCGTTATCTCCTTGATTCATGTAAGGCAAGCGAATGTCAATATTTGAATCTATGATGCGTGCCAAGGCGCAACCGAGCAAAGCTTCTCGGTAAGCCTGAGTTGAAGAGATGAATAAGGATTTTATAGCCTTATGGAGTGCTTGAGGTACATTCACAGACTTATTGATACTGAAATCGCCTTCTGCTTTTCCAAACTCCTCAGAGAGGATTTGTCGGGCTATAATGTAATCTATTTGCCTGCCCATGGATTGACCTGTAATTGAGCTAACCTTAATAATTCATCCAAAGACATTCTTGGCGGAGTTTCTTGATGGAATGGCAATGCTTAACAGGGGCATCGAAGCGCCGCCAATCCTTCCAAAGCTGATCCATCGAATCGCACCGATAGCCGGAGACAGCGACCTTGCCTTTGCAGTGGTGCAATAAGGCGGCAAGTTCGGAGTGTTGCTCCCTATCCATCTCAAAACCATAAGCTTTGTCATCACCGCGGGTTTCGTGAAGATAGGGTGGATCGCAATAAAAAAGTGTGTCTGTATCATCATAAAGTCGAATTACATCCTTAGCGGGTCGGTTTTCAATCTGTACCCGTAAAAGGCGTTCAGCGATATCCGCCAGAGCATCGATTCCACCTAACCAGCGAGAAATTACGCCAGACATCCCAGATCGACTGGTGTTCTTACAGTTAGCCCATCGCCCTAAAGTGGCTGTTTGAGCCAATCCGGTTCGCGCTTGGCGAGCTCTCACATAAAAGAGACGAGCGCGTTCAAGCTCCGAGATTCCTCGCGGTGAACCGTTAGTTGCCTTGTAAAATTCCTCGCGAGAGAACGGTGTAAGCCCAATTGTTTGGATGAGATCTTCGGGTCTATCTCTAAGAACCCGAAAGAAATTTACAACATCGCCATCAATATCGTTGTATGTTTCAACTGGGGATGGTTCCCGATTTAGCAACACAGCAGCGGAGCCGGCAAACGGTTCACAATAATGATGAGCTTTGGGAAGCAAAGGGAGAAGCCAATCGAGATGACTGAACTTACCTCCATACCAACCGAAGGCGATTCGTTTTCGCATGCGTGATCGAGGAAAGATAACAATGGAGTTGTCTGTTTCGTTTTTGTCAAGGTAAATTGGGGATAAATTGCGCTTGCCATTATTTATTTTTTCTGGACGACTATTTTTCGTCATTACTTTCCTCATATATTTATCCTTATTAAAGAGTAAAATGGCTGATAGTCTGTTATATTACACTTGTTCTATATATACCTCAAACATCGTCAAAAAGTCATATCTCAAATAAAATCCTCATCCCCAGACGACGGAGCACGTAGGTCAAGGTATGGCTTCGTGCAATAATTACTTGCTTTTCATCATAACTGCTGGACATTAATTACGATACCGTCTTTCATGGTCAGGTTTAGGTTTTGTAGTTTGACAGTTCCCGTTCCGAGAAAAATCATGCCGGCGATGATTGCTATCAAATTATCAGCATTGTCACGAGTAAGTATGTATTCACCAACCTTTCCGGATCGTCTTTGAGATTCCTTCTCAAGGAATTCAAGGACAGCATCTTTGCCTTTTGCTATGGTATTCATGGCATTCTCCTTATTTATCTGCCAGAAAGATAATCCGCAACCCGAAAATATGCTTCTTTCTGATCTATCGGCCATGTTCTTATATCAGTATTCGGATTTGTTGCGATGGCTTTAGTTCCAATTGTTGTATGTCCTTCTAATATCCCCCTTTTATTGGTGGATGCTTATTGAGCCACTTCTCAATATTCCGCTTCAAGCACGGATCGGCTTGTGCTTTAGACAATATAAGTTTGTTTACTTCAATTAGATCATCAATGAAATCTTCGGCGACAAAGAGAGCGGCGTTCAATTTCTGCGGTCCAAGATAATTACACAGATGCTTCCACCCTTCTGCATCTGCTTGCTTCTTATGCATAAGCGCTATTGAGCGATTTCGACCTGGCTGACTTAAACGTGATTTGTCAGGGATTAACGAGAAAGAATGTACGATGCCACATCGTAACACGTGCCACATTTGATCATGAAGGTCTTGTTTTCCATTTTTGTAAGTGAAATTAGCATAGGCTGGTCTAATCTTGCCAAGGTATTTTTTGATGAAATCTTTATATCCTGATCCTTTATTGTCTTCCCCTGCGACCATCTTGGAAAAATAATCGATGAATGCTGCACCAATGACAAAAGGCAATGGTTTTCCATCTTCGCAATACTTCCGCGTAGCATCAAGAAGATCCCTGAAATAACATTCAGCTTCTTCTGCTTTCACCAAAACCTCCAACAAATTCCTCCAACCTAGACAACCCGGCCAATCAAACCAGCGCGAGACCGGCTTTGATGCAGATTCGGGTTAATTGAGGTGTTAACAAACATAATTACTTATAAGCTGAAGCACAAAGCCGAAAATTATTAACGCAAGCCCAATACTTGATAAAATGTTCATGCGTTTCAGCTTCTTCTGATAATTTTCAGGCAATTCTTCTTTAAAAGTTGCCAGCATACCTATAAAAGCTGTCTGGGGTACCACCCAGAAAAAGAGCAATAGTAAAACGCCGATTATATCACATATGAGACCAATACTATTCAGTGTTGTTGATGAAATGCACATTCCACTACCCCCTCTTACTCCACCACCAGGCAATCCGGCCCACGATGGCATTATCGATTTCCTCATCCACAAAAATCAGGGTGGTATCCTGGCGGTCTTTATTCTCAGGATAGCAGATCAATTCATTCCTCTTTCCTCTTTTTCTCAGGAAAACCCATTTAATGGTCACTCCTCCGTCTTCTCTGATCGCCGTCATAACAGGTTTTTTTGGATTCCTGGACGGTTTTCTGGCTTCTTCTGAATGTTCTATGGCCACAATATCGTTGGGCGCGAGAATCGGGTACATGGAATCGTCTGTAGGCCCGATGCGGGCGCAGGTGAAGTTTTCGGGATTGCGGCACCATTCGCGGTAGATGACGGCGGCGCCATCGAGGTCGTTTTCATTTATCTCCCTGGGGTGACCGGCGGCCACGGGGTCCTTGAGAAGCGGGATGGGCACATAGTTGTCGAGAGGTTCCTTGGCCTTGCCGGGTTCGTCGGATATGAGGCGGTCACTCCAGCGTGGGTGATCGGCAAGGACGAGAAGAAAATTTTCGAGGGAGATTTTTTTTGGCTGTTTATCTCGACCAAGAAAATAATCGGCAGAATATCCTGTTTGATCGCACAACATTTTTAAATGATCCGCTCGAGGAATTGCATTGTTATCAATCCAATTACGGACAGTCGTGTAATTAATCCCGATTTTCCGCGCAAAAGCTTTTTGGCCTCTTTCCTCAAGACCCATCAACGACAATACACGTTCTTTAAATACAGGTAATTTATGATTATTTGACATTTTCTTAAAAAAAGTTCAGCAAACTGTATTTTTATCCTTGACAAAATACATTTTACTGTATATATTAATACATGAAACTGTATAGGAGTATACAACAAAATGGATTCCCTGACAATAAATTATTTCCTTCGGCAGATGGGTAAAACACAGGGCGACATCGCCGATGAGTGCGGGGTTTCTACGCAATATATCTCTCATGTGATCACTGGCCGCCGCAACGGGCCCAAGACTATCCCGATCCAGGAAGCGGTCGCCAGAGCATTGAACCGAAAACGAGAGGATGTTTTTCCTGACAGCAAAAAGAAACCCAGGGAGGGTACAAGCCGTTGATCCATTGGCGGCGGATGCCCCGGGTCCAATGACCCGGAGAAAAGACCCCGGTAGGGACTTCCAAGATAGCCGCCCCGGGGGATGGCCCTGGCGAGTACCCTCCTCCTTTTCAAATAACAGGATAAAGCCATGAGTTCAGGCAATCAATCCTATTCTCATACCACATCTAGTACTCTCGCTGAGGAGATACACAACTGGGCGCGCTCCCAGAAAAACATCAAACAGCTTGCCTCAGACCTCTATCCCCACCTGTCGCTGGATTCATCATATGCCCGGTTCATGGATGAAACGGATAAAAACCGGGACCGGGCGAAGTTCGGTCTCCTGGATGCAGTAAAGGCTGCCAAGCTGTCGGGTGACCCCTCGCTGTTTATCAGGATTATGTGGGAGCTGGGTTATTCGGTAGTGCCGCGGGAGAGGGCAAAAACAATCGATGACTTGAGGGATGCAGCTATGAGCACTGCTAAGGAGACGGGGGATTTCATAGGCGCAGTACACGAAGCGGTGCAGGACGGGAAGATAAGCTGGTATGAAATTTCCATCCTGGAGAAAGAGTGCAGGGAGGCCAAGCAGGCCCTGTGCGATGCCCTGCAAAGGGCCAAGGATATGGCGGACAGGACGTGAATGTAATGGGGGGGCCGCGCATCCCGGACCACGCGGGGAAAGGAGAGAAGATGAAAAAAAAGGACGTGGAAATTGGCAGGAAATACATGGCGAAGGTGAGCCGCCAGATGACGGTGGTCAAGATACTGGATGAATCGCCGTACGGCGGCTGGAGGGCGCGGAATGTCCTCACGGGCAGGGAGGTCAGGGTTAAGAGCGCGGCCCGGCTGAGATATCCAGTTCGATGAAAGGAGGAGAGAATGAGTGCATCGCTGACATTGTTGAAATTACTGGAAAAATATTCCATCCAGGAAATCATGGCAGCGCTCGAAAAACTCCGGGAGCGATATGAAAGGAAGACAAAATGACTGATTTCACCCATGCACGAAATCTGGTATGCCCCGAATGCTTAACAGAGTACTGCGACCAGGAGGGGTACAACTGTGATTGCCTCCTGCCGCGGGTTCCGTTCAACTTCGGCGGTGAAACTTTTGAAATCCCGGAACACATTTATGAAGAGATTATATCTCTCCGGGATGTTGATGAACTACCACCGGATGAATGGGAAAAGGCGGTTGAGAAGATCCTTATCGACATGGGTCTTATCGTGAAAAGACCTTTACCAAAGGAGGTGCACGGTCAAAACGGAGATGAATTTCTAAGGAAATGGCAAGAGGCCAAAAAAGAAGTCCCACCAGAGCATATGTGTGAGGCATATGGCTATCTGGTGGGAACAATGGCAGGGTATATACCCTCAAGCAAAGCTGAGGAGATTATATCCTGCGTCCTTAAGTATGTCAAGCAATAATTTCTGTCCCGGCCTGGGAGCCGCTGGTAAGGCTCCGGGCCGGGTGAAGGAGGCGTTATGAAACAAGGGATGAAATTGATAGAAATGGCGCAGGAGATCGAGAGAATCGAGCGGTCTAAGCGTGACTATATTGCGCCGACCACGAAGCTCCACATGACAGTTGTCGGCGATCCGAACTTAGAGGATGGCGGGTTCGAGACGGAAATGACGGTGGAAGGCAACGGGACATACTCTATCGGCGAAGTTGCCCACGAACAAATCGCCGATAGGCTGGGGATACCGTTCCGGTATTACAACAGGATGTTATCCGAAGCCCCGCAGCTGGCGGCAGCCAATGTGAACACCTGGCTCAATAAGAAACCGGAGCGCCGTCTCATCCGTACCCTGGACGGGCGGGTCCGGGCCTTCCTGTCCGACCGTTATCGGCCCTTGGACAACGCCTTGATCGCCCAGGCTACGCTTCCTGTCCTGATGGAGCAGGGAGAGCAGATCAAGGTCAAATCTACAGCCCTCACCGAACGGCGTCTATACATCCAGGCGATCAACGAGAGGATCGCGGGAGAAGTCAGGGTCGGAGATACCGTTCAGGCCGGGGTTGTGATCAGCAATTCCGAAGTCGGGTGCGGGAGCGTTCGTGTGGAGCCGCTGATCTACCGGCTGGCATGCCTCAACGGGATGATCCGGGCATCGGCCCTCAAGCGCTACCATGTAGGAAAACGGATCGAAACAGATGGAATAGTCAATTACGAATTTTACGAGACTGAGACTATCGAGGCCGATAACCGAGCATTCCTGCTGAAAATCAGGGATACCGTCCGGCACGCCTTCGATGAGATCAAGTTCGTTGAGGAAATCGAAAGACTCAAGGCCGCGACGGAACGGGAAATTCCGCCGGCGAAGATACAGGATACCGTTGAAGAGGTTACCCGGCGGTTCAGCCTCACCCAGGGAGAAGGCGAGAACGTTCTGGGGTTCCTGATCCGGGATGGCGATCTCACGCAATACGGAATGGCCAATGCGGTTACTTCCTTTGCCAATACTGTAGAAAGCTACGACCGGGCGGTAGAACTCGAACGAATCGGGGGCCAAGTGATCGATCTCGATCCGAAGGAATGGCAGGCGTTAACATCGTAACGTAACGCCGTTGGTAACGGAGGAATTATGAATACTCAAGTAATGCCGGTTGACGGCACAAAATACTGTCCCTTATGCAGGTCGTTTTTCAGGAATGCAGGGGATCGTTGCCCCTGCGGTTCCAGATTGTGGAAATACGCCAATCGGCTGGTGGATGACCCGCGAAAGCACGTTTTTGAAACCACGAATGATATCCCCTGGCCGCTGAGGAGACAGGCGATATGAAACGAAGGGGAGGGCGCCATTTAGCAAAAAATACGTATTGGTGCCCAAGATGTAAAGAGTACTGGGTGGCAGGGCTTTATGTAGAAAAAAACCCTGTTAACGCAAAACGCAAAATTTGTAAAGCTTGCAAATCATGAAATGGGTGAGTGTTACGGAATGTCTCTCGATTTTGAGACGGTTCGAGGGGATTCCCGATCGAATATTAATACAGGCTGCTGAAGAGGGGACGCAGGTACATAAATACTGTCTAGCCTATGCAAAAGGGTTGTATCTGCCCCCTCCGGCAGAACTTGCCCTAGCTATCGGAGGTTTTAAACGCTGGTTCAATACCGCAGTCGATCAGGTTCTATGTGTAGAGGAGCAATTAGAAGATCAGAATCTCTGTTTGACAGGTCGTCTTGATCTTATAGCAAAGCTTAAGGGTGAGCGGCTGTATAGCGTGATAGACCTCAAACGGGCTTCCGCAGACTGGATTGTAGGGCTCCAACTTGCAGCATATGAACATCTGGCATCCAAGCGATTCGAGCGGAAATTCGGTCCGCGTTATGCCCTTCTGATCGGTAAGGATGGCTCCACGAGAATGATACCGTTTCAAGACCCGAATGACTTTCCAGTATTTCTAGGCATTCTATCTGCTTATAACCATTCAAGAAAGAGCTTTGAACAGGAGGCGATATGAATATCATCGCATTGGCGGAAAAGAAAAGTATGATCGAGCATGATCCCGAGGTGATGAGCGCCACGGAGATCATCTCGGCCATTGCTCGGACGAAAGTTCTAACTATTAAGGATGACGGCCAAGAAAAGCAATATTCCGAGATGTTGATCCAGGCCAAAAGCGTTGAGAAAGCGCTGGATACAAGACGCCGTCATTACACGGACCCGCTCAATCAGGAGGTCAAGGCAATTAAGGCCATGTTCGACCAATTGGCCCACCCGGTCAAAAAGAAGGTTATCGAGATTGAGGGTGTGATCCGCAAGTGGCGCATCCACAAGGCGGAAGAGGAACGCAAGGCCCGGGAGCGGGCGGAGCGAGAGCAGGCCCGTATCCGGGCCCGGCTTGAGAAACAGGGTATGACCGAGGTCCCGGTTCCGACCATCGTCACACCAAGGCGGGAGACGATAACCCGGACCGAGAGCGGCGCTATTCATGAACGCAAGACGTGGAAGGTAGAGGTGGAAGATATCCGCGTCTTAGCCCGGGCTGTCGCGGATGGGCAAATACCTCCCCATTGCATCCAGCCCGTTATCAGCAACTTGCAAGCCTTGGCACGCCAAGGAGTAACGAACATCCCAGGTTGCAAAGTCTGGCAAGAGACTTCGATCAGTACAAGGAGTGCATAAATGATATGCCAGCGGCGGCGTGGTGGGAACACCGGGGGAGTTGCTAACTCCGGACCTCCTGCTCGTGGTACCGGAGACCAGACGAGCAAACCAGGTTCAAATCCTGGCCGCTGGCATTTAAATATCACAAGGAGTGCGTGATGTCTGTTGACCTTCGCTTAGAAATTGAAAGGGCTATAGGGTGCGACAAGAATGATTTTACCCCAGAGCATCTCCAGCTATTACTCATTATCGCAAAGGGGATGCTCTGGACTCGCGTGTTGTACTTAAAAGCACAGCTATTGGCCGAGGAAATCAAGGAAGACATGCGGATTTTTGAATTTAAATAGGAGGTATCAAAATGGAAGATCAAAGTTATCCGGCTCCGATTGGCCCAGGGGGAATTGAATTAATAAATCAAGGTAAAACGCTAACAAAAATAGAGGCGGGATATCAGACGGCTATCGCTGTACAGAGGCCAAGAAAGTTAAAAGAAGTTACCGAAAGATGTTTATCCGAAGCGGATATAGCAGGCGAAGCGTTTTACTGGACCTGGCAGGTCTGGGACAATAAAGAGAAAAAATATAAGACGGTTGAGGGACCCAGCATCGATCTGGCCATGACCGTTGCTCGGAATTTTGGCAACTGTGCAGTTCCGACCGAAGTTGTGGAAATAGAAGGCGAATGGATATTTCGGGCTGCTTTCGTGGATTTAGAAACAGGATTTACTTTTCAACGAGTCTATCGAGTACCCAAGTCCGAAGCTCCCGGAAAATTTGATCAGGACCGCTGGGATGATATGACTTTTCAGAGAGCACAATCTAAGGCTCAGCGAAACGTCATCATCAAGGGCGCTCCCCCGTGGCTTATACAACAGACCATGGATAGGGCCAAAGAAGCGGCGTTGAAAGGCATCGGCAAGATGGGCAAGGAAACGGCGAAAACAAAAGTACTCCAGTTTTTCATGCGCTATCAAGTCACAAAGGAAATGCTTGAAAAGCTCATGGATGAATCGATAGGCAATTGGACAGAAGAAACACTAATGAAACTACGAGGTATAGCGCGAACTCTTCAAGATGGACAGGAGACCGTTGAGACGATCTTCGGTCATGCTAAATCGGAATTTGACGAAGGCGAAAAAACAATATTAGTAGCCGCTTTCTGGTCAATACTAAACGAGTCCGCCGGTATCAAGCCTGATGACGAGCAAATGCTCGCATACATCAAAGAAACCGCTCAATTTGTTGACAATAAAAACTATATCGAGGGCGAATCGGAAAAGAAGTTGATGGCTGATTTAAGTAAAGCTTTCCAGGCAGATCCATCGCAGGTTGAGTTGTTCGTAAAAGCATTTCGGTTGAAACATCAAAATGAGACCGAATCAAAACCAGAGGAACACTCAACACCCAAACGTGGCCGTAAAAAGCAAGAAACCCCCGAACCTCCGCAAGAAACACAGTCCGAATCAATAGATGAGGAAAAGAACGCCCAGGCTCATGAGTTCGTTGAACGCATTCGTCCAGACCTCCGGGAGCACATTAAGGAAAAGCTCCCGTACTATAACGATGATCAGATCATGCTAATGATGAGTAGCAAAGGCATGCTCTATCCGGAGAAAATGACGGAAAAACAGATAATGGATATCATGACATATGTCAATGAGCTCTATCACCAGAGGAATATACCTGATGACGATTAAATCTTACGCCCGCCTCCGAGGCGTCAATATCGGGGCATGATTCTCCTTTCAATAGCCCGCTGGCAGGCCGGTCTGAATAGCCTGCTCCCCCAGCTGATCTTAGGTAGCCGGATGTGGGAGGAGCTTCCCTGATAAATCCTAACAAGAGAACGGGCTATGGAAATAGTCCACGAACCGGAGAAACATGAATGGATATAAGATTAGCGGTATCGTTCCAAAATCATCCTAAAAGAAAAAAACTTAAAAAGAAATTAGGCGCCGAAGGCGTGCTCGGATTCATAGACTTGATGCTTTCAGTAAGGGAAAACAAGCCTGATGGCATATTGACGGGTTGGGATGAGGATGATATCGCGCTGGCCGCGCAATGGGAAGGAGATGTTAACATTTTCGTCAATACCTTACTCGAATTGAAACTCATTGAAAGAAACGGTTCGGGAGAGTATCTGATTCACGATTGGGAGGAACACAATCCCTGGGCAGCACATGCAAAAAAGAGATCGGAGCAGGCGAGGGAGGCTGCAAAGATAGGTTGGGAAAAACGTAAACAGAATAAACCTGATATGCGAAATGCATGCGAAACGCATACGAATAGCATACGAAACGCATGCGAAACGCATGCTGATCGCAATGCCCCATCTCCATCTCCATCTCCATCTCCTTCTCCTTCTCCAAAAGATACAGGGGTTGTCACCCCTGTTATCCCCGAAAACGGGGACGATGCAAAAATCCCATCATGTCCTCACGGGAAAATCATCGACCTTTATCATGAAATCCTGCCAGAACACCCTAGAGTCGACAAGGACGATTGGAGAGAAGATCGGGCTCAATTTCTACGTACCAGGTGGAGGGAAAAACCTGAACGTCAATCCCTCGATTGGTGGCGCGGTTATTTTATGAGTGTGAGGACTTATCCTTGGCTTATGGGAAACAATGACAGCGGTTGGATGCCCGACCTGGAGTGGCTTGTAAGACCAAAAAATTTCAGAAAGGTTAACGAGGGGTTTTACCAGTCCAGGGCTTCACCGTTGAAGGGGAAATACGGCGAAAAGGCTCTCAAGTCGGTACAGAATATCAAGAATTGGGTGAATAAACCGGAGGAGCCGCCATGAGAAATCGAAAAGAATTCGCTGAAACGATGATTGCCATAGCGGCTATGTTCGAGAAGGTATTATCCGAAGCTGTAATCGATATCTATTGGCAATCGTTCAGAGAATACGATGATTCCGTTGTAAAGGAAGCTCTCATGAGAGGTGTCAAGACCGTATGGAAATTTTTCCCCAAGCCGGCGGAGGTGGTGGAGCTTATTGAAGGCTCTCCTCAAGCAAAACAAACAATGGCTTGGATGCTTCTCGTTGAAGGGATCAAGAAAGCAGGCGCCAAGGAGTCGGTAAGATTTCAAGACCCGATAATTCATACCATTGTGGAACTGTGGGGCGGATGGACGCAAGTTTGCTATGAGTATGATTTAGACGCCCGGGATTTTAAATTCAAAGAGAAGGATTTCAAGACTCTGTATCAATACTTCTTATCCAGATGCGAAAAACATCCAGAATATTTACCCGGTGGTGCGGAAAAGCATAACAAGAAATACAGCTTTCTGGATGCGATCAAGCCGCCATTGGAGATAGGGTTTTCGGATGGCACTATTATGATAACAAGAAAGCCTGAAATAACCGATGGAAGAGGGGGAGATAATCAACAAAATGTCATAGATCAAGCTTCCCGTGAGGAAAGCATAGAACTTGCAGGGGGATGAAATGATTGAGTCTTGGCAATCCTTCATATTCGGTTTTCTGAGCGCCATAGTTTTAATCATCGTCATGATTTGCTGGTTCATGGTGAGATTGAACCGAATCGATGATGATTATGATAACCCCTGGAAATGAGATGAAAATCCTTGGTATTGATCCAGGCCAAACAACCGGATGGGCAGTAATTGAAATCGGAAAAGACAGGATCATCAAACCTATAGACTTCGGCACTATTCCGGTTTTAAGCAACCATCCTCACGCTCCGCTTGAGTGCGTCTATGATTGGCTCAGAGATGAGTATCACGTCAACGAGAGATTTCAGGTTTTGGTTTATGAAGAGGCTCCAACCAAGGGACGGTTCGTCAGCTATTGGCAGCACCAGCTCCTGGGAGTAGTTAAGCTTTTCATCTACCAGGAGCCTGAATTGAAATCATACCGTTATCACGCTGTGACGGTCAAAGCAACTCTAGGGTGCGGGCGTATGACAAAGGCCCAGATGCAGACGAGGATATCAGCTTTCCTGGGGATACAGAGGATCAAATCTCCGGACGCGGCTGATGCGATGGCTCTGGCCTGTACGTGTGCGTTGAGGATATACGGCGCTCAGTGGCCGCAAGGGATAGGACAGATCGAGGCACCCAGGGCAAGGGGCGGCAGGAAGAAAGCGGACAGCCTCACGCCGGAGCAGATGGCGGAAGCGATCCGCACCGGGCGGGCGGTGTGGCAGGGCAAGAGGATCGTGGGGATCAAGTAAACAGGCAAAGTCAGAGAAATCATTTGTTTAATATAGTGAATCAATGAGTATCAACATAAATCCAACCGAATGGCTCAACCGGAACGCCTTTTATTGCGAAAAACATAAAGCTCGTATTAGCCTAAAAGCATGTAAAAAAATTAGAAAAGAAGCGAAAAAGCGAGGTTCAGCATGGAGCTGGGGAAACGGCTATCTTATTCCAGGGGAATATCATCCGTGCAAAAGCTGTCCAGGCCCTAAACCGAAATGGACAAAAGAAGAAGTAGAAAAAATAGCGGATAGAATTGTCAGGCAGTCGATGAGAGATTTAAGGTTATGACCATCCTTACCCCTCAAGAAGTAGCAAGCATGTTGAACAAATCCACCCGATGGGTTTATATTCATGCCGGTGATCTGGGAGCGGCCCGGATTGGAGGCTCATGGATTTTCACACAGGAGGGGTTAAAAAATGCCATACAGAGAGGGCAAGAGATGGCGCGGATGCGTGATGCACGCCGGACGGCGGTATCAAAAGCTGTTTCAGTCAAAGAAAGAAGCCCTGGCTTGGGAGTACGAGAAACGGAAAGAGATGATGTCAGGGACAGAAAAAAAAGAGACCGTCATAACATTGTTCGAGTTGTGCGACCGGTACCTTGATTATGCTGAAAGGTTTCATAAGAGGACATATAGTCAGAAGCGTCTGGTATGTAGAAAAATTATAGCAGAATGGGAGCCGGATCGCGAGGCTGACAGTATAACACCGGCGATGGTCTTGGAATATTTGGATAGACAAGCCAGGGAGAGGACGATCTGTGCATCGAACATGGACCGAAAAGAACTGATGGCCTTGTGGCGCTGGGGAGCTGAGTTCTGTGGACTAAAACATAATCCCATAGCCATGGTAAAGCCGAGAGCTTATGAAAGGATACCTCAATATACGCCGCCGCAAGAGGATGTTCTGAAAGTCCTTGCCGTGGCCACCAGGGAGGAAGGGGTTTTTCTCGATGCGTATTTGCAGACGGGCGCGAGGAAATCGGAGATATTCAGGTGGACTTGGATTGAGGATGTCAATTTCGAGAGACGAGAGGTTCGACTGGGCACGAGGAAAACTAAGGATGGTTCGATGGAATACGAATGGATACCGATGAGCGATAGTTTGTTCAAATCCCTGATGTGGTGGTGGCAAAACCGGCCTGTCAAGGATTCACCTTATGTATTTTGCAGGATTGGAGCAACCGACAGGGGAGAGCCTTTTACTGTGAGAAGGAATTTCCTGAAAAGATTGTGCTTGAGGGCGGGAGTTAAGGCATTTGGGTATCATGCCCTCAGGCGTTACGTGGCCTCTGTTCTGGCGGATACCCATAAGGTGAGCGCTAAGACGATTCAACGTATTCTCAGGCATAAGAACGTGAGCACGACTGAGAGATATATCCAAAACATCAACAAGGATTTGCAGGCCATTATCAATTTGCTTTCAAGGGAAAATAAAACTGATTTACCCCTGGATTTACCCCAGAGCAAAAGGGATGATGTTTAACTATTTGAAAACATTAACATATTTTTTTGATGTCATGCTCCACCACAGAGCTGTATCCAAGGGCGGAGGATTGCCTGGCGGACGGGTCGATCACGGTATAGACGTAGCGTTCGGCTCCGGACATTTCAGAGACGGCACGGGCGTTTTCGCTGACAATTCGTCCGGCCCGGTAATATTCCCGGTACACGAATACGTTCCCGTCGGTATCCAGCGCAAACCAGAGACAGCATGTAGGGTTGGTCCGGCCGGGATCGATGGATCGATATCGCGGCCATCCCTCAGGGATGCGGAACGGCTGGATCACATGGACCCCGGGGTCGAACCCGCCGTAAATCTGTCCCTCGAACACATCCCAGGAGCCATACACATAGCGCCGGACCCAGACCTCCGGGTAACTGCGCATAAGCATGGGCACATAGTCCGGGGGCAGATGGGGATTCTCAAGGCTGGCGGCCTGCACCATATGATACTCCGGGTTGCCTTCTTTTATGAAGCGCCGCCAGATCCAGTTGTGGCCCTCGGGATTGCCCGTCAAAAAGCCCTGACGCACAGGTACGCCCTCCAGACGCAAACGGCTCTGAAGGATCAAAAACATATTCTCTGAGATCTCCTCCGCCTGATCCACATAAAACCACCCTAAGTTCAGGCTGAGCAGGTCCGAGGGCGTGTCCAGATGGCGGAAGAGAATCTCGGATCCATTGGAAAAGCGCAGCAGGTTCTCAACTTTATTGAACTTGCTCACGAGGGGGTGTGCGGCGACGATGTCCTCATTGCACCCGAGCAGTTCGAAGAATGTTTTCCGGGTTGTCGCCCTCAACTGCGGCTGGGATAGGCGACCCATGACCCCCACGTTGCCCGGATGCTCCATGCTTAACCGCAACGCCTTGATGCACCCCGCCAGGGTCTTGCCGTTTCCGAAGCCCCCGAAAAAAGCGCAAAACCGGGCATTGCTGAAGACGAACTCATCCTGTTGCGGAAGCAGTCGAATTTCCATGACCTCGTATTGCATTTCGTAATTGAAGTTTGAAATCTTGATAAGATGACAGGAGTGAGAAAATCAAGTTGACCCTGTTATCCCTTCGAAACTCTCTCTGTTTTTAAGGAACGTAACATTACGTCTCCATGCGACCGGGTCGTATTATTACCACCGGGCTGCCCGGGCCTTCGGGCTCATCACCCCGGGGCCGGATATCCCCGGCCAGCTCAAGATACAGCTTGATGTGCTGGAAGCTTCCCTTTAGGGCCTCCCGGATCAGGGCGCGCCAGACCGCGGCGCGTGCCTCTCCCCGCCGCTTCACAAGCTCGGCATCGACTTCCGTCTGGAAGTCGGGCTCATCCATCCAGGCCCGAACATCCTCCTCAGAGACCCCCAGACCCCTGATCAGGTCGGCATCCAGTCGAACCTCCAGCGGGTTGGCCAGCGCCCGGATCAGTCGTTCCCGCGCTTTCATCCACCGATCAGGCGGGTCAGCTTTCTGCGGGGATACATCCTGAATAGACAGGGAGGTCTGTTTCGCGCTGCCGGCCTCACTTGCATCGCCATGTCGATTTTGTGTCTGTTTCGGCTTCAT